AAAAGGCAGCTTATTCGGCTGCCTTTTCTATCTTCTCCTTAAACAATCTCAACTGATCTATGCTAGGATGAAAAGTAGGATTCTCCCAGTTCCTAGAGATAACCGAAATCATTGAATCCAGATACTTCCCACAGTCGAGAATCTTCGCACATTTATCCAATTGGAACTCCCCGGAAGGATATTTCTTGTTGTCAAGAACATCCTTAGCCCATTTCAGTAACTCATTCACCGAGTCGTGGTTGTATTTATTTTCCTCCGCCATAATAACTTTGTTTTCGGCAAAGGTATAAAAAAGCCCGGCATGTTGTATACCGGGCAATTCCATTTTAAAAGAGGCGTTATAAATGGAAAGGAGCTATTCACCAAACATACAATCCTCAAAGTACAAGAAATTCCTTTTATTGAGGATCATGTACGCCATATATTTTGGCGGGGAGAGTAAAAGAAGGAAGTCCTGTGCGGACAATCATATTTTGAATATACTCTCTAAAATAAGGCCAGATAAATACTGATAAACTTATCTCTTTAAAAACATCAAAGAAATCTTTTGTTATTGTGACCTCTTTTAATTTACTATATCTGACTTTAAATTCTCCAGATATAGTAAATAGTTTCTCCGCATTTTCTTGCTCGCCAATTATACCATCAAACTTAAAGGAAGCTATAAAACAAGCATTACTTTCAGATTCAGAAAACGAGTATTTATCTTTAAAATTTAAATTGATAGAGCCTCCTTCTGATACACACTCAAACACCTTAACATTCCCATCCGAAAGAAATATATTATCTAATTTTATGGAAGTTAATATTGAAGAATATTCTTCTGGGGTAATTTTATTTTTCATATTTATATAACTGATTTAAATTCGGTATGTTCATAAAAACGAGATTGAGTAGCATTACAAAACAAAGTATTTGTTTTGTAATTAATTGAATTAAGATTCCTTAAAATCATATCATTTTGAGCAGTAATCTTTTCATCAATCTCATCTATTTTTCTTTCACATTTCAATGAAACATCATGTTGCCCAATTCCGTATGCTAATAATTGATTAACATAAGAATTGAGGGAAACACCATTCATTTTAGCTTGTTGTATCAACGAAGAATGAACCCATGAGGATGTTCTAACTGAAAATGTACCACTTGAGTTTTGCTCCTCATTTACAACTTCAGGGATAGGTTCTCCTTTTTCATACAACATTTCTATAAAAGCATCTTTTTCTTCAATAAAACTATTTAAAGCAGATACTTTATCTTCTCCTATCCCATGACAAGCATTTAGACCAAGCTCATTGCAGTATGCAACATACCACTTTTCGCCATCAAGTTCTTCTTTTTTAATAATAACATTGTACTCCAATGATTTGTAGTACTGTAAATCTTTTCGTGACATAATTGTATTGGGTTAGTGAGTTATTGCTTTTTCTTTATCCTTATTATTTCAATTAACACCGGATAAAGATACTGTTTAAAATTAGTCCTCTTTATTAGGACTTCATCGCCACCTTTATGAACAACGTGTACTCCAAAATATTTGCCAGGTGTTGGAGCTAAAGGGTGATAAAATCTTTCCATAGAACCACGTGGGCTATCTTGTAATTTTGCTCCAAGAAATTCTGCAATCTTAACCACATGATTAAAAGGCAGATCCACTACAGGTGCACTATAAAGATTTTCTAGTTCTTTTTCCGCATCCTCAATAGTGGTATCATCCGTTATTTTAAACTTAAATTTCATATAAAACCGAATTTTGGTTGCAAATATAATACCAATATTCCAATTTATAACAGAAAAAAGATAAAAAAGTTCTTTATCTTACTCTATTTATACTTATATTCTTTATAAATATATATAAAAATCCCTAGTTACATAGCCAGGGACAAGCACAAAGATATAACCCTTGCAATAATCGCAAGAGGAATCAGCCAACACAACCACTTTTCTAGGCGTTCCATAGCATTACTAGCAGAAGCCGGCAGAAATCCGAGTGGTATTGGTCGTCTGCTTGTGAAATCAAATCATCTATGTAGTCTTTTTCTCTCATTTTCGCCTGTATTTCTGACAAAATGCCCCTTAATATCTTCGGCATAAGTTCTTCCTGCAATGTTCACACAAGAAGTTCTTCGCTATTGGAAACATCTTCTGACCTACCTCACCGGAAAGATATTGGGCTTCCTCCCCGTAAGGATCAATATTGAATACCTGTGAGATATGCCGGCACAAGTGCCCTTTTTCGTGGTCCCATGAGTTTTGAAACTCTCCCGGGGAAGAAGTGAGAGCAATTACCATTACAGTCTCACGGTCCTCAAAGTTCGAATAAGTAAGACCGGTATTGAGAACCCCGGAAGAGAGGTTTCTGTATGCCTGTTTGAAATCCTCTCCTCTACAACCGATACGGTGAAGTGCGCATAGAATATCACTGGTCCAGTAAGTCGTTACGGCATAGTACACCTTAACTATCCAATCATATTTCGGTATGTAGAAATCTTGAACTATCATAATCAGAGCATATCATCCCACATTATAGGTGTGCCACTTCCGATACAATCCGCATAGAAACGGGTAAAAGGAAGACCGTCATACCCGTCAGGATCATCTATGTAATCCTTCAAGAATAATGCCAAATGGGATTCATCTATAATGGAACTCTTATAATAATCAGCTTTCGCCATATTAGCTACATATACGCAATCATACCCGGAATCTTTCTCCAGTTTAATTCCGTACTTTTTCAGAAGCTCTTCTACTTCCTCCTTTTTGATCGGAACGAGTTTTTCCTTCTGCTTGGTAGCCTTGTTCTCAACTTCCATTTTAGAAACAGCCCATTCACACATCTTCTTAGAGAAGTGCCAACCGTATAACGACAGATAATTTTTCATTGCTGAAGGCATCTTGTCATACGTATCTAGTCTTTGTCCCATAATTAATTGCTTTTTAGGATAAGAGGGGATTTCTCCCCTCATACGATTAATAGAACTCACCGTTTGAACGCCTACGTCTACGTTCTCCCATATCTCCATACATAGGGGATTCAGGGAAATAGCCTGGCATACGACGTTCGTTCATACCGTCACTATCGTAACGTCCATTCTCACGGAATCCCATTCCACCGCCACGCATTTCACTCATGGCCTTTTCATAACCATGACGGCAACCTTCACGATAGGCTTCTTCAACCTCGTTTCTTCCTCTCATTCCGAAGTCACGATCATATCCATCATGTTCTTCTCTTATCGTCCACATTCCCATAATCATTTCTTTGTTTTGGATGTTTCAATTACTCCGAGCTGTTCCATTAACTTCTGATTCTGTACAATGAGGTCAGCCATATTTCTGCTCATCTCCTGCATGTTCTTATCCATATTGGACATTTGCCCTTTCAATGCGGATATTTCCTGCTCCTGCTGTTGCTTGGCTGCAAATTCAGGGTTAAGCATGGCAAGCATCTGGTCACATACCCCAAGAAAGTTCTGATGATATTCCACGCTTTTTAGAACATCCTCACTCTTCTGTTTCATAGTAAGGACCTCGGTATTCATCTCGTCTCTTGACCCTGTAATCAGCATTCCTGTTTTAACATCATCAGCAATATTGGCATTAGCCGGTATCTCTTGCAAATTGACATTCTGTCCGTTTATATTCACGACAAAATCAATAACCTGGACAGGCTGTGGATAAGGCATGTTGGGAACAGTCTTATATATAGTTTTTATAGGGCTTACATTAACGACCTGCCCACATTCCAAACTTGGATTTGCACCTCTGTGAAGAAGATATAACGTACTGTTTACTCGTAAGTTCTGAAACATGATTGTTTAATTTTAAAGGAGTGTGGCTATTTCCATTTTGGAAAATACCACAAAACTCCATGTTAATTATTACTTGCTCCGTAAAGAAGCGGTTTCTACTGTAGGAGCCGGAACCGTTGTCGGTCTGTATCCGCCATTAACAAGATACAATTCGTTGGTGTACTTGTTGTAATGAATCTCATAGATGCCGGTTCCAGCCAAGTTTGCAACAGTTACAGGCTCATTGTTATAAGCCATCAACGGTCTTGTGTCCCCGTTAGTCCCTATCAGTATCGGGAGTGTTGCAGTCGTACCGGCAGGGATCGCCTGACGAAGATTGACATAAAACCCTCCGACATAGTCCCTGTTGCGGAACGCATGGTTAGGAAGCTCCAAAGTCACATTCTCAGTACCGACAGTTACAGCCACCGTAGGAAGAGTATTGAAATTCGCTCTTCCTATTGACGGAAACGAGAACGGAAATCCTGTAAAAAAGTTAGGCCACATAATTACCTCCTTTCTTACCAGAATCAACCCCAGTAGTTATTACAACCGCATCCGCTACGTCCGTATGCTGAGTCACCAACATAAGCACCGAAAGCAGCCGCACGGTAAGTATCCATGTTTACACCAACAATGTTAGGGTATTGAACTGGAACTGTGTTAGGTAACTTGCATTTGATTCCATCAACATCGCTTTGCAATGCTTGCAATCCTGCTGCAAGGGGAGCAATCTGTTGACCTACCGCATTCAGGATTGTAGCATTCTGATTACGTTGGGAGATTTCAGCCGTAAGAGTTGCCTTTTCCGCAGTAAGAGATGCAATCTTATCCTGTAATGCCTGATTCTGAATTGCATCAAGTTTGGCAAGGATAGCATTCGTGTTGGCAGTAGCACCGTCACGTAATGACAATGCGTTTTGGTTTGCAGTATTAACCAATGTATTGGTCTGGTTGCACATTGCAAGCTGACTCTCATATCCTTGTGTGGTTACAAGCTGTTTCATATCGCAGCAACAGCTACAGATTTGAGATGTCAGAGCGTTGTTACCCTGCATAATTGCGGTAAGGATACTGTTGGTATTCTGTCCCATTTGGTTGCCAAGACCACAGATTGCCTGGGATACAGAGTTAATACCGGCAAGGATTTGATCGGAAGAGGTGTTCACGGCTTGTGCCAGTGATGCAATATCGACACCGTTTCGGTTAAGTGTCTGCATGATCATCTCCCTTCCTTCGTTCGCTCCCTGATTATTATTGCCGCCAAAGCCGAAATTACCATTTCCGAAAATAGCTGCAATCACAATAAGCGCAATGATGTCTTGAAAACCACCATTGTTACCAAAGAAGCCACCGTTGCCATTGCCGCCTCCAAGCAGCCCCATCAGGTAACCGGTGTCAACTCCTCTGTTTTGCAAAGACGGAAGAATAGAAGCAAGCAGTCCGTTTCCTGAAGCCGCTCCACCGTCCTGATTAAAAACGTACGTTCTTTCCATAGAGATTTATACTTTTTATTACGGTCAATATCAACCGCACACAAAAGTATATATTAGCGATATCATAAATCAGCACTCATTTGCAAGCGATTTGCGAATATTTTGCAGATATATTGCAATCATTTTGTTTGTATTTTTGCGGCTCTCAAAAGTGGATATAAGATAGCGTATACTGGCAGATGTCTTATGAAGTAGAGCGGCTATCTGTTCAGGATATAGACCGTATTCAGTAAGGAAGAATACTACGATAGAGCGGGCATCGACAACCTCGGTCACTTTGCTTGATGAAAGGATTAGTTCAGTAGAAACTTCTGTTTCTTTTCCTACAAGGTTCAATATTTCGGCAAAAATCTCTGACTTACACATGGTAATTAATTTTTTTGTTGTACTTTTGCCCTTGCCAATCAGTACATATACCAAAAGAACAAAAGCATACTTCGGAATGTTAAGGATATTATACCCCCTGACACAACCGATGTATGCTTTGGTGTATTAAAGTATTGATTGGCGTCAACTTTAATGTGTCGGGGGTTCTTTTTACTCTACCCCCAAAAGAGCTACATTTGTTATGATAACCGGCCTTCTACTTTACCGGGTAAACTTAGTGCTTAGTATTAATTAATGTATCATTTTAGCCTCCTTTCTTTTAAAACATTTTTCCATTGGAAATTGTTATGTAAGTAAAACTTAAACTTTTCATACCGGAAACGGTCTGTGAAGATAGTAGTTCCGGTAATTTACCACATAAACAAGTTATAACTAACTCCGGCACCGAAGTACAAACCACCCGGATAACCGTATCCTGCCTGCAAGCCCAATCCCCAGCGTTTTCTTTTCTGTACAGGAGTAAGAGTAACAATCTTATTGTCTCTATACACTTCCATGAAGTCAAGGGTCGGATTATATCCACTGACTACCGCCCGGTAATCATCGGTCTTATACTCCTTGCTTGTGATCGGTATCAGTACCGGGATAGAATCCCCTTCTACGGTTCTGTCAGTCGTTGTATCTATCAGAATAGGTAGATATACCGTATCGGTACGTTTCAGAGTCTCTTTTACCGGCTTAAGGATTGTGTCTCTTACTGTGTCCCGGATATGTACGGTATCTCCTTTAATATAAGCCGGTGACGGCCCGTGCGGATTACAACGCATCCACACGAGAACACCTATAAGCAGGCAGACTAATATCCAAGGGAGAGATTTCATAGTGTCTCCTTACTTGCCCAAGCCGGACCCGACAACAAAACATTCAGATCATCACCTTCGTAGACAGGATAAGGAAAAGATAGCTCTTCCGATCCGTCATCAGCAATAGTCTTAATCATCTTATGAGGAAATAACTCAGCATAGTGCTGACATTTCATCAAAGTTTCACTTTCATTTACACTCTTGCGAGGTACAAGGTTACGCTTGTCTATTTCCTCTCGAGGAACCTCTTGCAAGTCAATTGTTGGGAATACAGTGTATTTCATATGCTTTACTTTTTAAACATTAAGTATTAATAAGTTAGTTATATTGAGTTATCTCAGGTATGTCGCATAATATTCTCATTGCCTCCGCTTTTGCTCCTAATGCTGTAGGGTGAACTCCGTCAGAAGATAGATAACCTTCATACCAATCATGTGTTAATTCATTGTCTGTTACAGCCTTATACATATCAACGTATCTCAATCCCAAAGATAAAGCTATAGAATTTTTGGTTTGCCAATCCTTACCTTCTGCCTGTTCTCCAAGCTTTGCGTGACGAACAAGAATTAAAGTTATTCCTCTCTTATCGCAAATATCTTTAATCTTATATATATATTCTTCATAAACGGCGTTGGTATCATTAGCTTGTATCTGATACCATAAGTATTTAGGTGTACCATATTGTAACGCGTTCAATAAATCATTATATGCCCCCACATGACCATTAAGATCATTGCTTGTTTGCCCTGCAAGGGCAATTAAAAACCAACTCTTTATCTTATATTCGTTTAGTAAGTAGTATGGCCATCTTGCATTACTATCAGTTGAGCAGTACGAGTCCCCTATAATCCATATAGGCTCTCGAAATCCACGATTTGTTCTTCTTAATTCAACATCATTCAAAGTCGTCTCAGAGTTGGCAAAAACAAATGAGTACCCATATATATCATTGAGCTCTATGCCGTTCGTATCTCCATATACTTTCTTCCCCATTTCAGTATCAGTACCATAATAACTTCCACCAAATGTGTTGATTACATATTTAATTGTATCTTCTTTATAGTCAACTAATACGTTAATAAATGCCGATATTGTCAAGTTATGTGCGTGAGTAGCTAAGACTGTCTCTGTATTATTGATATACATAACAACCTTAATGTTGGTATTATCAATTATTACATACAACCCTCTTGTAGTAAGATGACCAACTCCAACAGCTATTTCCGAAAATGATTTAATTTTAGAATTAAGGCTCACTGTATATTCCCTTTTTACATATCTTGGATAATTTGTAATCAGTAACTCTTCGTTAGAAATACTGTCTGCGGTATTAACTGCTCCGTCCATCCCGGCAAGAGAAATGACCGGAGCCATTTTTGCTACCTCAACATTTACAGGGATACGTGCAGTATAAGTAGCATCAACAGATATCCCATGTTCTTTAAAAAATGAGAATTGTAATTTTATTGCATTTTGCGGAACTATAATTTCATATGTATACATCCCTCCTCCATGTTCCGAGGTGGAAACAAATGTAGTATTATTGTCATTATCTAGCCATTGGTAACCTACTATAGCGTTAGTGGATGTCCATGCGGTAACTCTTAGAATTCCATCAGTAAAAATCGAAACATCAATTTCAGCGTAATTTTGGATAGAAGCATCCCTAATTCCGTCAACTGTAACTTGTTTATTCTCTATTATTGTCGGCATTATAGACGAAGAAACAATCTTACTTATATGAGAGGCCGTATTTGATTCTTGTGCCTCGTTAGATAATTCCTCAAAATTTCTATCTATTCCCTGCGCAATGACTCCCCACTTTTGCTCGGAGTCCTTTGCTATATCAAATATCTTTTCCATATTATTCGTTTTTAATTAATGTTTCATTTTCAATTAAAGTATCGTTATTCAGCATTGTCAAGTAGCTGGAGATAACTATGTTAATCTTCTGAGGTGACTTGGTGACCTTAAATCTATATCTCCAGTATGTTTCATCCTTATTGTACATATCCACCTCTTTGCCATTTACAGACACACTAGATATTTCATCTGTGGCGTTAACGGTTTGTACATTCATTTGTATTACACTTCCAATAGGAATGTAACTGCCTTTAATTATCTGATTTCCCGTGGAAGTTATAAAATATAAGATTCTTAGATAAGGGATGTTACTCTTTACGATCGGTCTGAACTCAATCATACCCGGATACAGAGTGCCTAGTTTGTGCTTCTTTAGCTGGCGCTCCAACAGAAACTCAGAAAGGGTGTATGGGAATAGAAGGAAAGACCACAAGCATAATTTAGAATATTGTGAGACTCCCTCATTTGAGCCTATTGTTAGTCCGTCACCCGTCTTAACAGAGTTACCTCTAGCTATACTGTTCCTGTTATATACATAAGTAGACTGATATGAGATCTGTCTTGACGAATTTAATACAACGCTTTCTGTTGGAGTACCAAAACTATAAGGATAGGTAACATGAGACGTTGGATGCACCATTTCCATTAAAAAAGGAGCACCTCCCGTTCTTCCAACAGAAGATATAAATGGGACACAATTTACATTTTCATCCTGATACGCTCTATCGACAGCCACAGTGTAATCCTTCAATCCCAAATCACCTACAAACTGACCGTAGTCATCTACTCCGTCTGATTGCAAGCCTCCTTCTTCGTTAATACCACTTTCTGGAGTTCTAGCATAATTATATAACGTCATATCACGTCCATTACCACTAAAGTCTTTAAGATACCAATCTTCATCGGGAGTATCATTAGTAAGACCTTGCTTCTTCACATTGTAGTAAATATCAGGCTTAACATACTTGTCCAAGTTGTAGTAGGCTATTACTTGATTAATCTCGTCAGTGGTCAATGCTCGTTTGGCGATGAAAGTCCAGTACCAAGCAACTTGACTTAATTCAACTGTGTTATTATCGCTATTTATATATCCTTGTACACTAAATTTTCCTTGCGATAAATTACCGGTTATATGTATAGAATAATCGTTTTTATCTCCTAATATAGTATTTATTACATGACTATTGTTAGCATTAGAATGATTAACATCATATACTGCATATCCATATATTCCGGTCTTACCAATATTGGCAACATGATTTCTTACATATTCATATCCTATAGGTTGTCTAATATAATTAGTTAATGCAGCAGCCGTAGCACCTCTCAAAGTTATTTGATGAATCATACTAACTACAGTAAATTCATCAGTAATACCCATTTCTTCAACAGTATTCTGACTGACAATCATGTCGTTGACTCCGTCGGTGACGAAAGCACCATAGTAAGAACTATCTTTATCTGCGTAGCCGCTTCCTTCGGCGTAAGCTGCGTTGCTGATTACAAACGGATTGTCAGGGTCTACCAAGTTCTTGATAATATCCCTGTCTGAATCAGTGTTGCTCTTTCCGTCAGCTATCCATACACCTGCCAAGGCAGACAATACATCGGGAGAGATGTAGGGACGGTCGGTAGCGGAAGAAGCTCCCGGAACTCCAAACCTAATCGCATTGAAGCGGATAGGATCAAGCCCTATCGCATCAAGCCTAATCGGATTTAATCCTACCGCTCCCATTACTCTTCTGATTCAAAATATTGGGCCTTGACCGGCTGCGTTTCACATTCAATCTTGATGTATTGTCCGGGGATTATTCCGACAATCGGACGGGCGAACTTCTTATCGTAATTTCTGCTCTCTACAACAGAGAAGTTTTCTCCGTCATAGCTTATATACACCCAAAGCTTACCTCCTTTTTCAAATGTGATCTGCAATCCTATTTCTGCCGAATTTACTTGTACAGTATCACTTATATAATTACGTTCGCCTTTAGCGAAGATTATATCTGTTAATGCCATGATTGTTCCTCCTATTATTATGATTCAAATTTGATATCGTTAATTCTATTCAACCACCCTCGTTTGAACTTGTTGTTTGCAGGACGTTTTCGGCAGATGTCCTCTATAAAATCAAAACGAGCAATCTTGATCCGATCAAATAACTCGCGTGGATTCTTAGAATTAACTGCCGAAATGGTTTTTGGTCCGACAATACCGTCAGGAATTACACCGACCAATTCCTGCGGGATCTTGATACCATGAATACCAGAGGCCCACACCCAATCAACGAGAATATTAGCAACTGATTGAGATTTTATCTCGTCAGCCTTCCAACGGTCCCAATACATTGTTTTCATGATCTCTGTCCATTCCTCCTTAGAGAGATTCTTCAACCTTTCTATTGTTGGTTTTGGATAGCCTTTTTTCTTGCAATAAGCCTCATAGGTGGAGATTGTTACTCCCATATTGGTAGCTCCTCCTAAATCATCAGGATCATTTACGAAACCACCTTCCCATTTTAAGATGAACGGTGCCAATTCCTTCACATCTGCCATATTTCTTTCCTCCTATAATATCAATGTTAATACTCCCAACGCCAGACCCACGCAATCACATATGATGTCTTTAATTGAGAACTCTGTTTTCTTACAATACTTATCGTATATCTCCTTCAAGATGAAGATTGCTATGGTTATAATGATTGCCAACCATAAAGGCGTAAACTTTGATAGCCACATTACCAAGTTCTGGCAGACTATAATGTGAGCCATGCCGTCTAATCCGATCTTGGATAGAGATTTACTGATTAATGTCTCGATTCTATTTATCATATTCATACTGTTCTATATTAATAATTACTAGGTGGCTTACGGTCCTTGCATCCTCTTACTTCACACTTTTTGAAATTCAAAGCCTGATTCTCAAGTTCCAGTTTTGCATTCTTGGCTTGCAAATCACGTATACGTTCCCGGTCCTCGTTCTTTTCAAGATAAAGCTGATCTATCTTGATGTCCAACTCGTGAACTTTAGCTTCTTTCTTTTCATACAGTTCTTTCCATTCGGATGCATACTGGGTTATATTTTCCGCTTCTGCTTTTTTTGCAGCAGCAGCTTCTTTTCGTTTTTTAGAATCATAGAACTGGAAAGCTCCGATTAGGGGAATCAGGATAGTTGCTACTATCCCGCCTATCATAGTTATAATCTGGCTAAACTGCTCCATTATATAATGCAAGTCAAATAAACGGTTAACAACGAAATTACCTCTATCCAGAACATAGGATTCCTTTTGACAAGAGTCGCAATGAAGTTACCCGTCCAGTTCTCACTTATCGCAATAGCCAGATATGCAATAAATCCCACCCATAGAAAAAGCCAATACCAGGCATTACAACCTACCCATATTTGGGAGAAGATTAAAGACATGGCGGCACCGATACAATGTGATACCTTCTGACTTCCTTTAAAGTTGGGAGACACACCTAGCACTCCCATTCCGACAACAGAAAGGAATACAAGAAACTGGCTGTTCTCGGAACTGGCTTCCAATGCAGCCGGAAGAAGCAATGCACCGGAGCCGATCATACATAAACCAAACCAAAACTTATGCGTCAGGGCATAATAGGTATCACTGATTGAATAAGGGATTTCTTTACCCTTCTTTATCATCGCAAAGACATACCCGGCGATGAGGATGAATGACATTAATACTAGTAGAATCATAGGTTTATCTGTTTTTTAAGTTATTGATTTACTTTTGAAAGAGCTTCGTTTACAGCCATTCGATCAATTACACGAGTAAATAGCTGTGTATACTTTTTTAGAGATTCCGCTTGTTCAGGCGATATATCAACTTCTCCTTCCCGGTGTATATCTTGTGCAAGATTAAATTCTCCAAGATCACCTGTAGTCTGAAAAATCGCATTTCCAAATGTTTTAGATACATCGATGGTACTCTTATTCCCTTCGAGATCCACTAGTTCAATTTTTCTAAAATCTATTTTCATTGTTACAATTATTTAATAAACAGGTTATTAACGTAATATGGTGGGGAAGTCTTAGCAATATCAGCTGTCACAAATGTTACGAACTTCCAAGGTTCAATAGTATAAGTTAGAGAACTAGGCTGATTATATACCACTCTTTTAGGATAATCAGAGCTATTAACAACCGTCACTTTCTTGAATGTTGCAGAATCGCAAATACGCAAAACATAATTTCCATTTCCTTCCATAACAATGCAATCTATAGGTTGTCCCGATTGAGGATATCTATCTACATTATTATCTGATCCATAACCATAGATGTGAACATAAAAATTCCAATCATTATTGGCAAAAACTTTAATTGTAGTCATTACTCTATGCCCGAACTCCCCTCTGCACCACAAGTCAGATGTGTAAAATCTCCATGAGCGACCTTCCTCAGAATTGTACCCTTGTTGGTATAAATCCCCAGAAATCCAAGTTTTTGAAAAATCAATATTAAACGAAGAGGAAACATTATCTCCAGAGCCTTCTGTATTAAAAGAAATCTTGCCTTGTATCTTGCCTGCATTATCAATAGCTTGTAATTCTTTGAAAGTACCCGTTGCCCCTTTTAATTTTGTCACTTCAAGAGTATCAACGTTAATAAACTCCGTCTTTATCTTCCCGGCTTCTATGAAAGTCTTTCCGCCTACGGTCATTCCCCCACTTTCAGGAAGAGAGATTTTTCCGTCAGCAGTTAACTCAACACCTGTCTGATTATGCTTGATAGAGCCTTCAGTCATTAACCAACCCTCTGTCTTCTCCAAATTACCCACAAATATCCCCGAAGTACCGAGCACATCAATAGTTGCGTTCTGAGCCAAAAGGACGTTGGTAGCTACGTTCACAAATTCACTGAATTCTTCCCACTTCGTTGAATCGAAAGAAGAAGTAGATGTATGAGTAATCTTACAGAGTTTGTTCTGGCCGTTATAGATTACAGTATCTATAAATGCATCATTATGATAATACTCAGTATTTGCTGCCCATACTCCACGCGGCCGGAGCATTGCACCGGGTAATCCTGTTTGTCCTTGGCTTCCAGTAATACAAACCGGATCGCTTTCCCATGTAGAATCATCCGTATAAGTGACCTTGGTCTTAGACCATAAGTATTTGCCGTTTTGCCATGTCGGAGGTGTTGTACTCCAAGAACCACCAACCAAGGAACTGGAAGAAGTCGAAAGGTAGTATAAGATACCAAATGATTTCACTCCTTTGCCGTCGTTACCGCTAGGTCCCTTTCCGCCTGTCACACATACGGGTTTAGTTTCCGTATAAGAATTGTCTGTATAAGTTATAATAGAGCGCGTCCAAATATATTTACCGTCCTTCCATGCCGGAACAGTAGTAGACCATGAACCACCCGTAGTGGTGCTATATGATGTAGACAAATAGTATTGCTCGGAAACACTTTTAACGCCAATTCCCGTAGCCCCCTTACCACCCGTAACACATATCGGATCGGTTGTCGTTGATGCACTATCTGTATATGTTATTACTGACCTAGTCCAGATATATTTCCCATTTTCCCATGTCGGAGGTGTTGTACTCCAAGAGCCACCAACCAAGGAATTAGAAGAAGTAGATAGATAATACTCTTCGACAATGCTTGAGACTCCCCTACCATTATCTCCAGTACTGCCTTTACCTCCGGTGATACAAGCCGGATTGGTTTCAATAGACGAACCGTCTGTATAGACCACTTTGGTTTTACTCCAAATGTATTTCCCATCTACCCAAGTTGGTGAGTTCGTAGACCATGAACCACCGGAAAGGGAGGTTGAAGAACTGGAAAGATAATAAAGAACATCAACGCTCTGTACACCTTTACCGTTCTTTCCTGCTTCGCCCTTGATTTTAGACCATTTGTAATCAGAGAATACATTACTGTCATTTTTCTCAAAGTCGGTATACTGCCCAATCCATTCCCCTGAAGTTTCCCCATTATTGTCTGTAAACGTTTGGCCGTCATTTGAATACTTAATATGCAAGTATGAAGTCTTTCCATCTTCGCCATTAACACCGGGAATCCCTTGTTCACCTGTTGCACCCTGTAATCCTTCAAATCTGGCCCATGTATACTTGGAGGGATCATTACTATCCTCCTTAGTAAAGTCTACATAAGTACCGATGAACACATCTGGCGTTTCTGTCATTTGAGAAGCTGTAGGGTTCTGGACGGGAGAATATTTAATATGAAAATATGATGTTAATCCATTTTCTCCATCTTTGCCGGGTATTCCATTCTGTCCGGCTGGCCCTTGCAGGCCTTGTAATCCCTGTGGCCCACGATCTCCCTGCGGCCCTTGAGGGCCTTCAGGACCGGCTGGCCCTTGTGCTCCCTGTTCTCCTTTGGAAGTATACTTCAACCAGTCCGTAGAAGAATCTGACGGTTCCTGCGTAGTAGTAGACTCAATACATATCCATGTACTGCCGTTATGAGTCACTTCATCGTAGTACCAATACGTACCAGACTTCCATTTACCCTTGAGTACCGGAACGGGAGCCTCAGTCACACCGTCACTGGATATCTGCCTGATAGTTCCGGTCATATAGACTCTATTGAGATATGCGCTATGACCGGACATATCAATGCCAAACAGCTTCAGGTTAGATAAGTCGCCCAACTGCATGGCTATCATCTCCTTCGTTATTTCCCAGTTATTAACACCCTTAAGGAAGCGAATGTAATTCTGTGTAGAGTAACATGACTTTTGGCGATCAGCGTTAGTGAAATTACCGTATGCGACAAAATGCATCGCCTTACAAGGATTAAAAGTATATCCACTACGGAGGACGTATTTAAAAGAAGCGTTGTCTATCTTTTCTGTAATCCGAAAATACGCAGTCTGAAAACCGGTATCGTTATTGAATACTCCCTTACAGATATCATCAATCTCTACTTGTGATACCTCCCCGGGTTCCAGCTTTAAATGAACGGTCTTGTTCGCTACATCTACTGATTCAATGATACCACCGCCGGGAGCATTCCATTCTTCACCGGAGACAATAGACACACGGTTATACCGCAACTCCGGTACTTCCAAGAAATCACGCAGCCGCAAGGACTTTGCGTCAATATGACCTTCGGGAGTAATCATCCAGCCTAGGAGGTTCTGCACGTAGTCTTTTGATGATATTTCCTTTGAGAAAGTTGCGTCTTCGGCTATCAATTTCTGAATAACAGCCTTGATCTTAACATTAATACCGGCAAGAAAAGTTATCAACCCTCTAGCTTCATCATCCTCTATCTTGCTAAGATATTTGTTCCCGGATTCTTCTTCCGTAATAATTGGAGATAATCGATAATGCTTTCTACCGTCTTCTTCAGATATAGAATCATCCTTCACCAGTTTATACACGCCTTCGCCTATTTCGACAGAAATAATCTGACCGGCATACGGGAAATACTCTTCCGCATCCGTATTGCGGGCATACGATGTCGCATCCTCCAATGTCTTGAAGGTTTCAGTGGAATCAATAGGTCTTCCCGTTGTTCTTTTATATTGTAATGCAAAACTACTTCCGTTTATCTTCACCATAATCTTATGCAGTTTTAAGAGTGAAAGTATCAGGGTCATTCAATCCGGGTGTCTGAATAACCCACATCTTATAACTAATAGCGGCACTTCCATTGGCTCCTTCTACGGAAATATCCACCGGACCGGTAGTAATACCCGTATCTTCTATGAAGTTACCCGGGTAAGCTGTCAATGTCAATTCCTTGATCACATCTGCTGGAATACACACAGCAATCGTTTTCCATTTATCTACAGAGAACTTATATGTGCCCGGACCCTTATAAAGTCCACTTGTTCCTAATGCACGTACTTCAGCAGAAGTGGCGGGAACAGAAGAACATATGCCGGCAAACCATTTACGGAGGACATTTACACTGATTGTATCTCTAAGTTCTTGTCTTGGCAGTGACCCATCCTCACTAGCAGCATATACAATCATTGCTTCATAGGTTTCACTACGAGTATATATACCCTCCAACTGTCTGACAGCAGTTTGGATACCTCCAACTTCTTCTGAGAAGTTCAGTTTATTATTAGGGTTGCCATCGTAATACGCAGACTCCATAGGTCCCTGACCGTTCCTTGATGCAGTATACGTGATGTAACCTTTGTCTGTACCGAACTCAACATCATTGGGAGTTGATATTTTGCTTTTCAACTCTCCTACTGATTTTTGAGATAACATTCGAATAAATGCATCTACCACCGTAGTTCCTTCTAGAATGACATCACCGGCCTTAAAATATCCGGCCTTATCGACGGTAACTTCTACATTTTTTGTGAACTTGGCAGTTATTTCACCTGTATCGGTAGATGTCCCTCCACTACTGATTACTTGTTGCTTAATCTTTTCTTTACGATAAGTAATAGAATCAATTTTACTTTCCAGATCCCCCAACTTAGAGTAAGGAGCAGTCTCACCGACAGTATATATCAAGGAATCATACGGAATATCCAAGGGGTATTCATAACCAATTATCCGTGATATTCTTCCGTCCTCAAAATATGCCTTATTGATCAGATTCACTTTTTGTCCAACGGAAAACCGCTTCGAAAATGCGGGGTCATACATGCCAGTATCAGGGTCAATACCATAGACATAGTCCGGCATCATCGTAGTGTCGTAAGTAGAAGGGTCCTGCTTTAATTCATTGATATACTCCCTTGCTCTTTTTTCAACTTCTTTCTCTGCGTCAGGAATAAGTTTATCGGATATAAACTGAGGATCATATCCGTAAAGGATATATGTATCGCCACTGGTAGGATGCAATATTTCATCCGGAAGCATACGCCCATAATCATCGTTACGCTTTACTTCATATACCTGCGCTTTGGGATTCCACGTCCCGTCTTCAAGAAGTTCAGACTGATATATGTCAGATGAGGGGTCATAGGGGTTAAATATGACTTCAAAATCCATACCGGCTAAAGGACCGGATTGAAATATAACACGCAATTCCTCTCCGGGTAATTGATAACTTTTTGAGAAATGAAACCCTAGGTCAGCATCTTTAAATCGCCACGCGGTCCATTTTTCTTCATCCTTACTACCATCTGGTTTCTCTGTTATATCAGTATATGAATGCGTATATACATCCCCTACTCCACCTACACGACTTGGATAAATATCGTCAAAAACAACAATCTGTTCAATTGCTTCCTCTGTATACATGTCGGGGTATGCGTCAATGTATGGAACTCCCTCCGGCATCATCAAGCGTTTGGTTACAATCCCTTCAACGGTCAACAGATCCTTATCGTCAGAAAAATAACTTATAGGGACCTGACTTTTTATTATATTGTCGATAGTATACCGATTACCAATGGAAGCTGTGACCCCTTCCGGCAAACGTATAACATTGGAGTCATCACCCGTTAGCAGATCAGGATTATAAGTAGCCGAAAAAGTTTTTCCCGAATTAGTACCGGAGAGAAAGGTTACAGAGACGTCTGCCGATGCAGATAGGCATTCTATTTTGACATTCTTTTCTCCTGCCCTTCCGATAGTGTATATCACCGTTTTTCCTGGATGATTCAGAGTAAAGCTGAATGTAAACAAGAGCTTGCAATTATCGGCCTTTTCAGAAAGAGAGAAATCGGTGTCGCTAAATCCAATAGTAAGACTTGAGACTGAATCATTGAAAGCTTTCTCTTGAATATCCAGTACTTTCTCTACGCCCCCGACATGGTAAACCAATGATAATTTTGCCTTAAAGTTTTCAATATTTGATGTGAATCGAGTGCTAAAGTATAGCGTCATTGAATTGAATGATATACGATATTTGCTTGCCGGCATAGAAGAAGCAAAAACATCTGTCGTAACTTTATAGGCACTCTGCTCCCCTTCCATTTCTCCCTCTTTGAAAACATTCATGTTGAGAGGAGATATCCCTGTATGGGAAGACGAAGGGAAAAAGTTTATATTTAGAGGCCTTGAAGTATCGGAAATATCTCTTCCTGTAACATTTTTAACATCAAATATCAAATTCTTCCGGTAAGTAGAAGGAATGTTTCGTGTAGAGCCAAAAGCATATACTCTAGTAGCGTAGGAAGTCTGACTATCGCTTCGATTCATAGAACTGACATTAACTCCAATCTCAAAGTCAACAGGATCACCATGTTCACAGCGGCCAAAACAAATTTTATGTTTCTCTACCCACCATTCACATTCAAAAGTCTCCGCCATCTGAGATAGGGCGTCTAACATATTCATGTTATTATATGAAATCAGTTTGGACGATTCATCAACAGAAGCATCAATCTCATAAGTAAATGCTTTATCTTTATACTTATATCCTAAGACCTCCAGATTCTTTAGAAATACATCCATGTGGACATTTAAGGTATCAGTCAAATTCCAACTAGCCTCTTTACCGCCACTCTGTGGAGTATAGAAGAATTTCTTATTCTTCCATTTCCAGTAATAAGCGTCAAGGCGGAGTTCGTAGTCATAGCCTCCGGTAGTGGTATTATAGGTAGGTTTATACAGGTCTACTACTTCAAATATTCCCAACTCATTGTCTATGTAGTCCCCTAACTTGAAATAGATAGGACTGGCAAGGGAAAACTTTAGAGTTACATAATCTTCCTGCATCAAAAGGAAGTGTCTTTTCGAACCCTCATTGATAGGAGTCGAAAAGCGAATGTTGCCGGATATGTCTTTGATGTCTATCATAAGTTTCGTATACCTTCATACGATGTTTGTTGCAAAGATAATAAAAGTGGCATAAAAAGTGCCACTTTTATTGTTAAATAGTACGATTTTCCGGTGAGGGATTATATTCAACCAATTTAAGTGAAAATTTAGCTATACCTCTCATAAACTGAGTGAACTGATTACATGAAAGATATTCTGTACGATACATAATATCAGGTTGGTACTTTGTTCTAATATTCAATATACCGGTAGCGAGTTCTTTACAGAAATTATTGTACTTCTCGAAAAATTCTTCTTCATCTTTAGCCGTGAGATGAATAGTCAAAATAAGATTCCGTTCATCTATTTTAGGATTGGAAGTTATTATACGTTTCCCATGTTCTAATCTTGACTTATTCTCTATGAACTCCTTATTAGGTGAGGGAGTCATCAATGCTGATAGAGAAGACGTATCCATGCTGATTCCCCAGCTATCATAGGCATCTTTGTTGTTTATAAAAAGTTCACCTTTGGGCATATTTCTATATTTTTATAAGATTCAATATTAACGTGTTGATAAACCTTTGGTATTGGCCCTAACCTCCGAAATATCTGTTTTTATATCATTCAACAACTTAGTATATTTTGCAATATCATCTAAGTAGTTGTTGGAAATAACGTGTTGATTTAAAATGTTATTTAGGATTTCATTACCAGATGATGAGATTCCAATAAGGGAATTAATGCCAACTACAACAGATATCATTTGATTTTTGATTTCTTCTCCAGATATCTGTAAAGCAGTGAAACGTCCGTTAAGTTCATCTATTGAATCCTGAGAAGCAGTTGCAAAGCCCTTCTTTGACGATTCCTGAGAAGTAGCAGAAGTATCCCACCCAAATGTTTTAAACATTTCTTCTCGATCACGCATCATATCTTCTACAATCTGCTGATACTGTTCTTTGAGAAGGTCTGCTTCGTTTTTAGTAATTTTACTATCACTTCTCGCAGAATCACTCCATTGCTCATAAAGAGCATTTATACGGTCTTGATACTGACTAGCGACTAATCCTGCCATGATTGACTTACGCAGATAATCCTCAAAGTTATCACACATATCTTCAAAAGAAGTATCCATATCGGATAACTGATCAATAAACCCATTGTAGAAGGAATCAAAATCAACCCCTGTCATGGCTTGATTAAGAGCATCCCTCAGTTCATTCGCTTCATCTTTACAGGCTACGATGCTATCCAGGTTTTCACGGATTCTGGCATCAATCAAGCTCCATGCTTCCGGCATTCGGGACTGGATGAGGAACAATTCATCTCCTGACAAACTATACAAGTCTGTCATGGAGCTTATTGATTTACCTAGGATGTCGCTCATCTGCTCAAAACCACCTATTGCACCAACATTTTTGTTAGAATGCCATTCCGCACTATGAGACTTCCAACTTGCACCGGCACGCCCTGAAGCTGCGGCAATCTTTTGGAGATTGATTACTTTCTTCTCGTAATTATCCATGGCTTGTGTAGCTGCTTGAACAGATGCAAATCCACCACCGAAAACTATATCTTCCTTGCTTTTGTCAATAATACGATCATAGACCTCATTTATTGCTTCAAGCTGTTCCTTTACTCCTTCATAATAAGCGGTACCGTCCGGCCCGAACAAATTACCCATTGCATTGACAAGTTGAGAGACTCCACTTACAGCACTCATGATACCTCCGGCAATATCTCCAGACATTATTTGTCCTACTCCTACTGCCGTTTGCCCAAGACCGGAAAGACCGTCAATAACGTTATTTATTTCATCGTTCAAATCTTCTCCAAATATGGAAGATATATCACTCCCAAACTGTTTGATAGCAGGAGAAAACTCTGTTATAGCTCCCCCTATAGTTGATATGCCCTGGCCGAGCTTCCTTGTATCACCATTAGCATTCTTTATATCATCGATTCCTTTTTTCATATCCGAGAAAAAGGATAACCAAGGGGATTTACCTTTAACTTCTTCTTTTAGCCTTTTTATGGCATCCGTTATATCCTTGATATTGATTGTCCCATTCTCAAGATTTGCGATATCCTTGTCTGTGAAACCTACTGATTTTAAATTGATAAGAGATACTGACTCATCCGTTCCAGACATATACTTGATTAACAATTCATACTTATCAATAATATCTTGAATAGATGATACACTCTTTTCACTTGCATCTTCAAACAAATCAGCCATGACATGAGTAGATTTCCCGAACTGTTCGTCCAGCTGATCTATTGCTTGATTCTTCTCAGCAATTTTAGTAGCTCTTTCAGCACTATGTTCTTCCAATTTAGCTATTTCATCATCATACTTCTGAATAAGATTCTTCCGTTTCTCTTGATAATTACCAAATTGGATAAAATATTCCTGCCATGCTTTTTTATCAGCCTCTAATCTTTCATTATTAGTACTTGTTATACCTTTTTCTCTATTTCTTGCAGCGTTAGAAGCCCATATTCCCAGTTGATTAGTTTGCTCATCTGTCAATCTTCCGCTTTGAGACGACTCCCAACTAGCTTTCTGTTTCTTAATGGCATCTATTTCCTTCTGGTAATCCAAATCGATTTGTTTCAACTTCCTTTCCGTACCTTCTTTCATAAGATCTATTTCGGCCTGTTGGTTTTGGCGGCGGATAGCAAGAAGTTCCTCATTGAGCCTCTCTTGTTCTTTCTTACGTTTATCTGCTTCTTTTTGAGAATTAGAAAGAGATTTATTTGTTTTAGAATCTGAGTACTTATCAATTTGCGCTTGCGCTTCCTGAATTTGCTTGGTATATCTATTCCATTCTTCTGAATTTTCTTTAGAAGAGTCTAAAGCTGCACGGGCATCTTCAGCTCCCTTTTTTCTTTCTTCCCAATATTTTTTATTATATACTACTGGCTTTTCAGATTCTTTTTTAGCCTGCTCATCAGCTTTCTCAAAGTCTTCTAAAGCCTTTGTGTAAATCTCGAGTTCTTTTTTAGCGGCGTCTAAATCTTCTTTTAGTGCGCCTGTATACCCCCCTCTATTAGTAGTTCTTATTATGCTATTTTCTAAACCTTGTATTTTTTGCTGAGACATCACAACTTTAGTTTTTAAGCCAATACGTTGTTGCCGCAACAGTTCGTCTGCCTCTAGCTTAATTAACTCTGCATTTGTTTTTCTTTTTGCTGTTTCCCAATCCATATTCTGGAATATTTCAGGCATCAAACGTTGCAATTGGCGATAGGCAATAAAACGTTCTTCTATGGATTTGGATTCGTTACTTAGAATATTAGACAATTCTCCTGCTTTATTTTTCAGTTCATCATAATGATTTTTTTGAGATTCAAGAGAATCATTTGTTTCACGTATTGCTCGTTCTATTTCACTTTCTGCTGTTGCTAATTTATATGCACCATAAACCAATCCTGTTATAGCGGCTGCGGCTAGTACATACGGATTTTTCAACATTGACAAGTTTAAAGCATCTTGAGCCTTTTTGGTTAAGACTAGCCAACCATAGTGAACTGCCTCTTTGGCTGTCAAGGCTGTTATACCAGACGCTTGTATAGCTTGTAAAGCGCTAGTTGCCATTAAAGCAGTGCGATATACTCCATAGGTCCCTACTATTTCTAATAATATTTGTCCCACTTTCTCATAGTTTTCAACAAGATAGGAAACTCCAGATAAAGCATCATTAATAATACCTTCATTAGCTTTCCCTATTTCATTAAACATGGTAGAAATTGCGTCCTCTATATTGGAAATCTGACCAGTTATTGTTTTGGACTGTTCCTGCATCAGATTATAGAACATTCCCCCTTCATTGGTAAGGGACATGATAACCTTCTGAACTTCCGGGAAACCAACCTTACCAGCTTCAACAAGGGATTTAACTTCATTTTCTGCAACACCGAACTGTTTCGCCAGTTCCCGAATCATAGGAATACCACGTCCTGTGAACTGATTAAGATCTTGTGTATATAAACGCCCCTGCGTCATGGTAGTACCATAGAGATAAACAATGTCTCCAAGAGGTTGAGACAAACCAGCCGCAATATTTCCTAAACGTATCAAATCATCGTTTATGTTTTCAACATTTTCTCCATAAGCAAGAAGTTGCTTAGCTCCATTAGCGACTCCCTGTAAATCAAATGGTGTAGTAGCGGCTGTCTTTACTAGCTGTTGCATAAGTGCATTCGCTTTATCTTCACTACCAAGCATTGTTTTAAATGCGACCTCCAACTGTTGGAACTCACCACGAACCCTTGCGATATTTGTAATTAATTCCTTTGCTGTAAATCCAGCTCCTAAAGCGGCAGCAGCTTTAGTCATACGATTAAACAAATCTTCAATGCCTAGCCCGCTTTGTTCTATTTGTTTGGAAGTATTTCTTACTCCATTTTCACACTCATGAAGTTTACGTATAAAATTGGAGTTGTCACCAGTTATATCGAAGTGTAATCCAGCCATAAGTCTTTTCGATAGAAATAGTTCCGTGCAACATCACACGGCATTGCAAATATACAAAAAATGACGTTCTTAATGCCACTTTTACATTTAAAACATCCTTAAAAGTTTATTTCTTTATATTTAATTTTGTTTGTATTGATGTATAAAGTATATTTGTACATATATGTAAATACACAACTTATAGCAATGGATTTTAAAGACAAAATTATGCAGCTATCCGATAATATAAAAAAGCAAAAGGATAGGATAGCAACAGAAGAAGCAACTAAAAATGCTTTCATAATGCCAATGATAGCAGCTTTGGGGTATGATGTATTCAATCCATTCGAGGTAATCCCTGAAATGGATTGTGATCTTATAAGAAAGAAAGGAGAAAAGATTGATTATGCTATTATGAGAGAAGATGTTCCGATTCTTCTTATTGAGTGTAAACATTGCAAACAGGATTTGAATTTGCATGATACCCAATTACAAAAGTATTTCGTTGCATCGAACGCACGTTTTGGAGTTTTGACAAACGGTATTGTCTATAAGTTTTATACAGACTTGGAGAAACCCAATATAATGGATACTAAACCATTTCTGTTAATAAATATGTTAGACTTATCTGATTCAGACATAGAACAGCTCAAAAAGTTCCACAAGTCATATTACAACGAAGAAAATGTATTAGGAACCGCCAATGAATTAAAATACACAACAGAGATAAAGGAAATTTTCAACAATGAACTTCAATCACCTACATCTGATTTTATTAGATTCTTTGCAAAACAAATATACACAACCGGGCAAATAACACAAAAGGTAGTTGAAATGTTCAACCCACTTGTGAAAAAGTCAATGTCTATGGTAATAAATGATATTATAGCTGAAAGGCTTAATACAGCAATGAAAAATGAGAACCAGGTCGAAGACATTACTAATCCTTCTAGTAATTTACCTAATTCCTCCAAAGAAAATGCAGACAGCAAACTACCTGACGGAGTAGTTTATATGGACAAGGAAACAGGGATTGTCACTACGCAAGAAGAAATGGACGCTTATAATATTGTGAGAAGCATACTTAGGCGTAGTGTAGATGCTTCACGGATTACATATAAAGACTATAAGACTTATTTCGTTATAAGTTTAGACAACAGTCAATGGTATTGGATATGTCGTATTTCTATTGGAGCTAGAAAGAAGCAAATAGGAATACCAGTAGATAACTATAAAAACTGCGACTGGATTCAAATTGATAGCATAGATGATATATTCAAATATGCGGATAGACTTGAAGAATCACTTAAAATAGCAATGAGAGAATGAAAAGAGATATTTTTTGCATAAAGACGCTTCTATTTACTGCTTTAGTTATAGTGTTGGTATGTATGTCTTCTTGTGAGGATAAATATGTATCAAAGGGAAGAAAGGCATATAAAGCTTATTTTGAGAAAACGCTTAAAGACCCTTCATCATTAGTAGTATACAGTGAAACCTATGAACACGAAAGTATAAAAGTCGAGTTCACAGTAGACATGGGCGCTAAAAATAGTTTTGGAGCTATGGTCAGAGAAACATACGTATTTGAAATTCTCGACGGAAAAATTTTTAAGATAAACGGGGAGCTGTATTTACAGTAGATTGTTCTATTTCACCGAAAAATCACGAGATTTTTTGTATAACCCTCGTGATTTTTTTATTCCCAATTTCCAATATTATTCTATTTGTCGTATTTAGTCCCATTTCATAGCCTTAATTTTTGCCATATTTTTCGGATCGTCCGCATTGACAAATGTCCTATCATCAGAAATACGGGCTTCTTTCTTTTCTTCATCAGTAAGATATACGGAAGTAATAGCATCTGCCATCAACATTTGAAGGAGTGAAAAACTAATTTCCCATACAATCTGCTGTGGAGTCATATTGAGTTTTTCACATGCCGGTAATATCAAAGAACCAAATACGCTTTTACCGCCAAAAGTGATAGAATTGCCTTTCTTGTTTTTTATCATTGAAACTTTAGCTAGCTCTTTACGTTCCCGATCAATCCCGAAATATTTGATAAAATCATCCGTATTATCTTTAGTAATAACCATAACAAGAAGTTGAGCCATTTCTTCATTTGAAAGATTTTTCCTCAAAAACTGACATCTGCCATTTACAATTCTATTATTAAAAAGTTCTTCTTTCTTGTTGAGCGTGTGATAAGATAGTAGTCGGCAAACAATATCTTTTTTTTCTTGGCATAATCTTAATGCCTCCATATATGGGTTTGATTTAATAATATCAGTATTCATATCAAGGCTTTCTATAAGTCTTGATAGCAGATATGTCTTACCTAGCGTTATTGGATATAAATAAAAATGCCGTTTATTAACCCGAAAACCGTATGGCCTTTCCATTATGGTATCCGCAATATTCATTTCTATTATTTTCTTATCTTCAACCATATTTGATTATTTTAAAACGAATTGGCTATCTTCACAGATAGCCAATTCAAAACATGACAACAAATCAAATTCGTTAGAGCGGACTAGTGGAACTGCACCACTCCCTTCGCTCAGGTAGAACGACGCACGTCTATGTGTGCTTAATCCGCAAATGTGCATCTATAAAGCTGATGCACTGAGCCTTTTTACTTTATTAGAAATTATACCATTGAATTAGGGGCGACTTCAAACTTATCTCCATCACCTTCTTCGTTATCCGGATCGCATTCAATTTTTGTAATAGGAGATCCAGTTGTAGGAGTAACAATAATTTTACCCCATTGGACTTGATTCTTATCAGCAGCAGATTTTAAAGCGTCAAATGTATATGCCCACACACCACCATCTGCACTAGTAAATGTGTCTTCAACTGATACAGTTGTCTTTTCCATACAAAATCCAGGAACTTCAGGATCTTCCGGTTGTAACGCAATAGCATAATTGTGAGTGACTACGCCATCACTATCGCTGATAGGTCTTTTGCGCCCCTTTGCTGCACGTATGTTGAGTACAAGAGCATAGGTATTTTTGCCATATTTGACATCTTCGTTTTCTCCGCCTTCAATTTTGGCTTCTTGCTTATCGCCTTTTGTTGTTGTCAACTGTGTGGAATTTTCCACTGGTGTAGGAAGTTCTTCCCACTTAGGAGAGGAAGCATCCAAGTCTTTTACGAAAATCCGGGGTTTCCCCCATCCGATTACTGCCATAGTTCTATATCACTTAATATAGTTAATACTTATTCGTTATTTATCTCAATATACAGTTTGTTATTGATGAAATGTTCGGTATGCCCATTTTCGAAGGAAACATTTGTAGGATTAGTATTCTGACTACATTTTGAAGGTACCGTATGATACTCATCCTTGCGTATGGAAACAAGAAACTTGCATAGTTCACACAGTTCACTTATACGTTCAGTATCTATTTCCCATGATTTTGTTTCTGAATTCCATTGATCACTTACATACACATTGACATTTACATAAGCTCTTTGAATCTGCCCGCACCCCTCATTAGCAAGTATAGATATAACTATATCCTCTTTATCTGATTTGTTAGGCCTTCCTCTGTCACTCAATTTACCGGTAACATTCCGTTCAAGGTCAGTGCCTTTAATTTTGTGATAGACAAACTTTTGTATTTCAATGTCTGATTTCATTATTTAGCAATCTGTCTTTTTAACTTTTCAAGCATTTGCGGAATTTTGTCTGTCGCCCATAATTCCGTCGATGCAAGTACATCCTTATTATCCATCGCTTCTACATATTCAGCGTAATTCATTCCAGCGACAATGACAAGTACATAATCATTTGAATACCTTTTTATGAGTTCTTCAGCAAGGTCTTTACCAGCTTTTGCGCCTTCCTGACCTCCAGCTTTGACACGTGCTGTAAATGAAACTTTTTTGCCCTCTTTAGTAACATATTCAACTTGTTTTGCATGAGCTGCTTTTCCTATACTACTATCAAAACCGTAGCTTGAAACAATGTTGCCATTATGGGAAATAATATATCCTACGGAACTTCTAAGATTACCGGACTGGTCAAACCAGCTCTTTTCTCCGGAACGATCTCGGATTCTTCGTACACATTGCTCTCCGAGATAAGCTAAAGCACGTATTGTAAGTATTTCTACGCGTTCCGCTTCTTTCATCAAAACCTTATGTATTTCGTCTAGTTTACCAGATAATTTTATTCCCATATTCTAAACCCAAATTTTACACTGAAGTTGGTATCGATGAAAACCTTTTACCTCAAATTCTCTTTCAATTCCTCCAAGAAGCATTATCTTGACTCTGTCGCCAATAGTAAAGGTATGACAATTGCTTGGAAGACAGACCGTATATGAATAGCTCCTTACAACACCATCCTCAAATTTCCTTTCTTCTGCCTTTCCAGAAGGTACAGCATCACAAGGAATCGAGCCTTTCCATTCAGACGAACCGGCATGATAATTGCCATTTTCATCTTCGTAGCCAGGTACAGCAACTAGGTATTGTAAACGATGTGGATTTCTATTTGCTACTGCCATACTACAACAAGCAATCACCCACATATACTATTGGTTTCGCTTCCAGTTCTACTGAAGGCTCACCAATAGTATTGTAGATGTAGTTTACGCGTAAAAGTATTCGTTCTTTATCTTTGTCAGACAAAGCCCCAAAAGACTTGTCAGCTTCAGAGAAATTGATAGCTTGAACCAAAGACCAAAGACAATCAGCTAGAGCTCCCTGATATTCGCTAGAATGAGCTATGTCGTAATTAAACTCATCATCACCATTGAGATTACGTTTAATCATAACATTCTCTACAAAACCGATAGGGATCGGATAATGTATTTCGTCTATGAGGGCTTGCTGAATTGTCTTCATGGTTTACGATGCTTTATGAGATTCAACCGCCTTTTTCAATGCTTCTTCGTCTGCGTCACTCAATCTGTTGACTGCTGCGATTAGCTTATCATCGGAAACGGTGGAAGTAAGGTTCTTGCCTGCAATCTTGTTATATTCCGTCACAAACTCCGGCTTTTTGTAAGTTGCTCCCCAAATTGTAATCTTAACATCAGAAGTATCTTTCCCTTCTTCTGTTGTGTCTACTGTTTGGGCTTCCAATATATCCAAAGAATAGATTTGATCTACGTTTTCGATAACCGGTAAGCAGATAGCCTGTCCATTTGTAAATTCCTGTAACGGATCTGTCTTAGAGTAACGGCTGATCAACTTATATTCGTCAATAGTAGTATATTCCACTCCATTAACGGGATTAGTTGCTTCAGCCAAAGTTCCCCATACAAAAGAACCTACATTATCAGCAGAAGGGAGGAATATCAGTTTATTCGCATTCCACGGCTTATAAGATACCCTTTTGCCATTCTTTTCATAAGTTACTGAACGATCAATCTTCAAGAATGAAATACCATTATATTGGTCAGAGAACGCTTCATCAAATAATGTAGAAGTAGGTACAGGCAGCTTAGTCTCATTATCAAAGGTTTGACCTCGATAATTTGCGGCTAGTTCTTTAGCCCATTGAGATTGACGCATTTTGTTGTATGTAGATAAAGCCAGCATAATGACTGAAATACTGTTGCCGTCATCGTTAGCTTTGCTTATAACTCTTTCAATATCATCTCCTGTAACTTCCCCAGTAGTAACAACACCAAAACTATGACTAGGTAAATAGCCGTATTTAACGCGCAAACCGAGACCGGTGTTCTTATCATCATCATCTTCAACAACAATAACCCCATCAGAAAGCCCAGTAAGGAAATTAGCCTCATTCCTTTCGTCAATACCAACAGAACATGCGGTTCCGTCATCTGTTAAACGAGAGAAAATTCTGTTTTTAAGAGATTTTTGCGCTTCTTCCGTAGTGGCATTAGATAAATGCGCTTTCATGATATTGATAGCGTTGATCTGAGTTTCTCTCAAAATTTTCTTAATACCAATTTTCGGCAACTCCCCACTAGAACGAGCAATAGAGTCACGTTTCTTTGGAGACAAGGGAGAGTCCATAGCTACCATATCAGCAGCTACATATGTAGTGTTAGCAGATGTGCCTTCCCATTTTTGATCAGGAGAATATACCTTAGTAAGCATCGTTTTGTGAAGATAGGTCAAATTCTTGTTTGTTCCATTGATCTTTTCTTTCACATATAGACTCAATTTAGGCCATATTCTTCTTACAAATTCAATAAATAATGATTCATTCATCTTTCACCTCCTTTTAATCGTGTAAAAAAGTTAGTTGTGGCAATGCCGTTTTTAATGCAGCCTTGATGCTGTCAATAGGATAAGGACTTGCCACGTCATTCACTTCGCCAGCATACATTATACCAACGAATGGTTTGTCGGCAGGCTTGGAACAAACAACAACACCAACATATTCATGATTTCCTGGCAATGATTCGTAGGCTGTACCTGCTGAATTAACAGGCATTGGCTTATAAGTATCATTTTCTGTATCGCGGATAACGATATGCCCGGCTTTGATTATAGACTGCTTAAATCCAGTCATGTCTAACGTCCGACCATTCATAATTCCGCCCAAATAGTTACGAATAACAATCGAATCCGTTCCGGTTAAGATTGTTTCTTGTTCGTTGACTAAATCAGCTTTTGCACCCATTTTTAACTTGTTTTTGATTAAAGGCCTTTAGCCATTGCTATGACCTCTTCGTCAGTTAATACTTCATTTTTTTCTTGTTTCTTACTTCCCGCACCTGGAGGATTGCCTAAGCTGGAAAGTCCTGCGTCAGCGCGTTCTTGGTTGTAAGATTTTAAATCTTCTTCAACTTCGGAATAGAATTCTTCAAACTCTTCATCATTTTCAAACTTCATTTTATTGAAGGATTTCAATGTGCGAGTACCGAATGTTCCAGCATCTTTCAATAAGGATTCAAGTTTTTCTTTACGTGTAGTGGTAACTTTTTCACCTTTCAACGCTGCGATTTCGTCATTCAGTGTTTGTACTGTCTGAACTAAACCTTTAGCCCATTCTGGAGCATCATCATTCTTTCCTCTGTTTTTGGGATTTTTTGTGTTTGAACCAGCTTGACGTCTTTGATTGTTCGAAGCTCCGTCGTCGTCATCGTCATCGTTGTCGTCGTCATCGTCATCGTTGTCGTCGTCATCTGTTTCAGAGTGATTTTTCTTCCATTCATCAAGCAAGCGATTGGCTTGTGACTGGCCGAAAGGTAAGTAACGTAGTGCGGAATCAATCTCTTTGTCAATTTCTGCATTTACGTCTTCATCTGAGGCATCATCTGCGGAAGTAAGGTTATCAGCAATCTTGGCAGCAATACCCTTTAATTCCCTTGAATTGAACCCTAACGCCTTCGCTTTAAGTTTCAATTTTACAAACACTTGTTGTTTTCTGTCCATTGTACAATGTTTTGGTTACTAAAATAGTCTGCGAAGCACGTATACCAGCAGACTATTCGCTTAGAACTTTACCAAACAATAGAGCAATGAGTTTTTACGACAAGTTCTGTGGCGTACGTCTTCATACGCATCTGACACAAAGGTAGCAAAAGTGGCGTTTAAAACGTCACTTTCAATGTTAAACTATCATAATAAACGCACGGCACGAGAGTAATCTTGTACTTCGTGCCGTGAAACTGAATGTAATTGTACATCAGCGATTATTCTTTAAGATATTTATATGCTTTTATGTATTTGTTTAATCTGTAAATATCCTTTTCTGTAAGTTCATTCAAACGTGTTATATCCATGTTGTCTTCTAAATCATGTAGTTTTACTTGTCTTCCTATAGGATTAAGTCTAGAACGTTTTATGAAATCGTCATAGCTTTCATCCTCGTTGCGAGTGACAGAAAGTATAGCATCTACTATATTACGAGGAAACCCTTCCATAAGTAAATATTCAGTGGTAACTTCGGTATCTTCTATTGTATCGTGCAGCAAAGCGACAATCCTTTCGTCATCAGTAGAACATCTGTTTGAGACACGGATAGGATGGAAGATGTAGGCTGATCCAGCTTTATCGATTTGTCCGCTATGGGCTTTGACGGCGATTTGAAGAGCTTTTTCTAATAAAGTACTAGTATTTGTCATATTCTGATTTTGAAATTTCTTTTCCTCCAAGAATTATATCACAAACTGTCTCATTGGATTGAGGAATTCCTATCTCGTTACGCCCACGATGTTTTATATATGATTTTGTTTGACCGTTATCGAGATATAAACGGACAACAGCTTCTTCAAAATCGTCAAGTAAATAAACCGTTTCGCCTGACTGTAATTTATTATATAATTCCTGTTGGTTCATTTTTATATGTAAAGATAGTGATTTTTATTGGAAATGACTATAATATTCGATTGATTTTTCAGCTATTTTTTGCGCCTTTTTATCAGCCTTGTCTAATACTCGCCATTCTTCATAATATTTATGTCCTAGTCCCCCTTTCATACCTGTTTGCTTTTGTATTTCTTTCCAACGTTTTTCTCCAAGAATTCGTTTTGCGTCTTCCGGCTTTTCTTTGGCATAAATCATACGATCTGTATTGACTTGAATCTCGGCAATTAATCCGTTAGACGCTTGGATATTAACTATATTCCCACTATATCCCATAAACGATTCCGGTTTTTGTCTTTTCAGTCGAACAAATGAATCGCTTTCAAACAGTTCGTTCAAGACTTGATCTATTTGTGATTTAGGAACTATAATTGTCGTCCTAACAGCGTCTTTTATATCGTATGGAGTTATACTCTCCGTTGTCACCTTTCTTGTTATTGATGAAATGCTTTTGTAATTGATTGGAGTTACAAATCCTTTGTGCTTTTTAGCTATGGATTCCGCTAAACTTTGTACCTCATTACCAACTAAAGAAGCACGATTAACAAGCTCCTTAGCTGAATTATCGGTATTTATATTCTGAATAATTGATTTGTTATCTCTCAAAAAATAAGGTAAGGTGTTTCTTTTCCAGGCTTTTTCTATCTTTTGTTGGTTTTCGAGTACCCATTTTTTGAATTCGTCAGGAACATCCTTTACTTCATTTATACTTTCTGTAGAAACATCGCTCCGCCCATCCCATTCCCAGAATTCTTCTTCTGTTTTGAGGATAGGAACTTTATAACATAAATCATTCGGATGCCATCCTGTCCATGTGAAGTCTTTAGGATATTTACCGGCAAGTGTATCACAAATGTCTCCATGTGGCATACGGCTATGATGAGAAGAACTTAATTTTATTTCATATCCGACTACGAAATCCATTTGTTTCCATCTTTCGTTTTCAGCTGTTCTATAAGCCATGTTTATTTCTGAACGGGCTAGACGTATGGAACGATATTCACAATCTTGTATATGTTCAGCACTGCCATATCTGTCTTTGTAATCTTTTTGCAGTAATGGGAAATCAAGAAGATACTTACTTATTTGCTTACTCAACGTAACAGCACTGGTTCCTTTTTGAATAGCGCATGAGATCGCGGCCTCCAGTTCTTCTTTGTAGATCATAGATTGTTGCCAAAGTTTTGCAGATATATTTAATCCTTTATCTTTTCGGTTCTGGAATGCTTTCAAAGCATCTGAATTTGTTTGATACAAAACTTTATATTTCTCTTTGTCAACTTGGGCGTTATATGCTTTTAGTACTTTGTTTGCTATTAAATCCTGCGCTTCATTACTATTCTTCCATTCTTCGGTAGTACCGCGATAGATAGTTGCATTTATATCCTCTACAAAGTGCTTCTGTATATCGTCAATTTGCTTTTTAGTTTGAGGGTAGTCAGACCATTTAAACGGCTTATCGCTATCAGGGGAATATTTAGTACGTGAAACGGCTTTGGCAGCTTCCAAATTCAGGGTATCGTATATTTGCTCAACGAGGGCTACATATCTGTTTAATCTCCCGTTGAGTTCTTGGTACTTCTTTTTCTGATTTGGAATCTTGGGTTTTGCCATTATTTCATTTGCTTTTTCTTATCCTTGTCGTCGGTAGGGTAGAGGTGGTGTTTTACTATAATCTTACCACAGATAGGACAATCCTGACTATGTATTCCACTGTGACTACTCTAGTATGCTTTTTCATATTTATTCCTCCGAAATTCTATCAGGTGCTGGCATCTCCAATAATCGGATAGCTTTAATTGTTTCCTTTCCCTCCAATATCGCTTTACATAAACGATGGTAGCCATCAGCAATTTGACCTACTTCGTCAAGGATAATAGGATATTCAAGAGAACATTGATTCACCCGTTTGCATTGAAAAATGAAACTGTGAAGCTGATTACATTCAAATGGTTCAGCTGTAAGGTCTATATTCCATAGCGGCATATCAAGCACTGGGTATTCCTTTGCCTTGGCAAAATCGTAGAGCGTTTGAGCTTTCCAGATCTTGTCTCCACGATGATATTCACTTTCGCTAAAAGTTATGTTATCTATAGGAACCTGCATATTATTCTTTTTTTATAATACTTTGATTTCACCAGTAACACGGAGTTCATCACCAATTTTCTCAACGGAGTATTCTATTAATCCCCTCTGGTTGATTGAGCTTACAATTGATTGGCGAACTTCATCCTTTACTTCTTTGATGAACATTTCATCTGATTTTCGATTAGACCAACCTTCATCAAGTTTCTTCTTTTTCCGGTAATCCTTGATTTCTTTTTTAGTTCGGGCAAGGCAGATACCAAGCTTCTTTGCTTCGTAGTTATCAACTCGTTCAATACTACTCAATCTTTCTTGTGGATTGATTTTTTTTGCTAATCTAATAAGCCAGTTTGATATTTTTGTCTTCATGATTTTAAGTTTTAAGTCGGCAGCATAAACATATGTCTACGCTGCCTTTACCTTTTCTACATCTTGGCAGATAGGCTATTGTACAATTTCCCAGTCTTCTGCAAATACATCACTGATGGATGGAACCCACGAATCTGCGCGCCCGGTATTTTCGTTGTAGATAAGGCATTGGCTTGTATAGTCAATAAAACCTTTGCCTTTCATAATAAGGTCTTTTGCGGATTGAGGCAATGACTGCATCTTGGGAATGGTATCGCTTTCAATATGGGCTGGTACTTGCTTGAATACTATCAGACCTTTGCCGTTCCAGCCAGCTCTACGGATGGCAAGACCAAACTTCAACGCCTGAATAGCGATACCGAAAGACATTCTTTTAATTGATACATCTTCCGTTATATTAGTTGCAATGTTGATACGGCAGCTTAAAGCCTGCAAGTATCGTCCCATAAGTTCACGCTGCAAAGAGAGCAGGAAAGCAGGATAATCTTCCTTAATAGCTTCACGGAATTTCTCGGAATCTACAAATACTGTACACTTCTCGAACTTTTCTATCAAATCAGAATGTTCAATATACAAACGGTCAAGGAAAGTGTCAGCTACCTTGTATGCCTTTTCAAACACATCCTTTGGTGACCAGCTTTCATATCCGTCTTCATAACGGACATGATAACCTTGTTCTGTTTCCTCATGCTTCTCAATGTCCTTACCATAGGGATTTCTACCAGTTTCTTGAACGAAGTCGCCCAATGTCATCAGCTCGGCTTCAATCTGTTTTGTTCCAATGTACTTTTTCATGATAGTATATTTATTTACAAATTAAACATCTTCCTCTTCATAGGCCATCTTTGCACTCATAACACCGACTGCGCTTAGGATCTTGATAGAAAGCCCCTTTTGTACGTCAAGCTCAAAAATCACATTATCATTAAATTGAGCAGAAGGGTATTGATACAACAGTGCATAATCCATACCCTCCAATTTTGCAAATAGGCTAAGTGTCCCATTCATTTCTCTATCTATCTGTATTACACATTTCCCAACAGAAGTAAATTCACAGGAATAACCTTGTTTTTCTTTACTAAATTCTAATACATCTATTTTTGCCATAATGATTATATTTTGATTATTATTCCGATTGTTCGAAAATATTGCTTATCCTGCTTTTGGAAGCCTCTGCATCTTCTTTTTGAATTTGGGAAAGAGTATCTTGTGGATCAGTAGAGATACCTAAGTTCTTGATGGCTTCTAATTGGCTGACAACTGCTTTTCCACCACTTGCCGTAACCCACTTTTCTATTTCTGACTTTTCGTCATTTTGAATAAACGGAGTTATGATGTGCTCAACCTCAACATTATCTACTTCGTCTTTCCAAGAGACATTCATCATTTTTAGGAAAGCTTTGATTACGCTACATTCACGTTCAAATGCTTCTATCCATGCACCACTTTCATCTCCAACCTTTAAATGAGCGTCAGTAAGTAAAGTCTGCCTTGCGTCAAATCCGATATTGCCAAGAGACTTCATGTTTTCAAAAGAAATATCCGGCATTTGTGATTGTGACCAAAATAACTTAATAAGGGTATCGACATGATATTTTAACGCTTCGATAGATTGTGCCCATGAAACATAGGACACATCCCCGTTTTGTTCTACGCGATAAACTCTACGGCTTTCTCCTTTATCTTCTCCACCTTTTATGCCGCCAGCTATTTTTAGGATTGGAGCGGAGTTATATGCTATGACATCGCTATTGCGTGAAAGGGTGTATTCGATTTCTTTTCTGATATAGGAAAGACCGTGATAAATGGGAACAGGACGATAAACGTATACTCCAGGTATTTTCAGAATAACGACTGGTTCTGATTTAACTAATTCCCAGCCGTTTCCTTGTTGTTCCCATTTATAATGAATATTTGCCGTGTATGTCTCAAAATACGTAACTTCTACATTTTTGACCTTTTTTGTGTATTCAAAAGACATTGCAATCATATCGCCAAGCTCATCAAGTAAAGGATATAACCTAACACCGTCCATTGGTGAGTAGGTCTTACATTTTAGCTTATACTTACTTTTAAAGCCGTATAGAGTGTTGAAACTCTCAACTGTGTACCAAATGGTAAACACTTCGCATGAAGCAAAGTAAGCATTTCCTCGCTTAATATTTTCACTGTCAATACGGGAATACTTATATATCGCTTCAATCGCTTTCGCAATACTTTGGCGGGTTTCATTGTCTTCTATATTGTGATATACACGTTTAACAGGGATAGCAAACATGAATTCAGTCATTCGTTTGGTGAGAAGTTTTTCAAGCCCAATGTAGATACGGGAAGCTTTTTCTATATCTCCATTAGATCGAATCTTGTCTTTACGAGTAACTGTGTCAGATACTATCTCATGTTCTGTTGGTTCGTAGTCTTTGAGAAGTTTATCCCATGAGGGGACTGTTACAGACTTTTCTTTCAAATCGTTGATTATGTTATCAACGGGCCGTGTACTGTCTAAGATAGAGGTGATTTCGTCCATTTGAGTAGAATATTACTTAATATTCGTTTTTACTTGGTGCAAATATAATAAAAGTCGCGTAATTTATATCACTTTTATTTATAAATATCCAACTAATTTGATAGCTTTATGCATATAATAAGGGAAATTTATGACAGCAATCTTACCAGAATATCCACAACGCCATAATTCAGCCTGCCAATCTTGTATATCATCACGTTCATCAATATTGTACTTCTTCATTAAATCTCTCATGATAGCGCAATCTTCATATCTTTCCGTAACTTTAGCAAAAGAATAAAGATCGAGTAAGACGTATTCTCCATAGAGGAAGAGTACTTTTTCAAATATATCAAGTCGTTCTTGTGTCATATCTATTTTTAAAAGTCACACATTATAGTATATTTAGTTTGCAAAATCTTTAGAACCTTCTCTGTTACATGAATTATATTTTCATTATACCTTCTTACGTTTCTACCATATCCCTGTATGTCTTTGTTTATCTTCTGGCGAAGTGTAGCACTTTTAGGCAAACTGATTTCATAGAAATTGCCATCAATAGAAGTTATTAACATATCAGCTTGCTTCTTTTGATAATCCAGTTCTGTTTCTTTGTATTCACCTTTGGGAATGAAATTAGGATTGGGTACCAAGTATCCTTCTGCTACTACGTTCCCATTTATATCATACACTTTCATAATCGTATGTATTAAGCGTTAATACCAATTGCGTTTCTCATAAAATCACTTGCTTGTTCTACTGACATATCTAGTTTCTTTTGAATCAGTAGAAGCATACAGCTAACTTGTTCTTTGGTATCTAAGTTACCTTGTGCAAACTCTGACATGATGAATTTTTCTATTATTCTCTGTTGGATTGCTGTTGCTTTCATTGTTCTTGTCTTTTAATTGTTAGTAATATTGGTTTCTTTTAGTATTGTAAAGATACTCATTTTCAATGAGTTAGCCAAATGCTTACACAATTATTTTAAGTATAAAACACTCATAATCAGAGATTTAACTTTTGCTATAAACAGAAATGCACCGACTTTCACAAGCCAGTGCACATAAGAGCAATGAAAACACAAATTAGAAGTGTTTTCAAACGCAAAGGTACTAAAAGAAACACAACTACAAAAAATCTTTGAGCAACTCTTCATCACTAATAAAACTATAATCTCTAGGATAAAACGTATTCGCTAATGCGTCCATATAGTCAGGAGAACGCTTAATACGTTTTTTGACATCTTCCTTAGGTTCAATAATAACCTTTCCATCACTAAGGAATTTCCACTTGGTTTCAGTCGCTTCTTCCATCAACTGGTCGCACGGTGGCAAAGCTGCACCAAAACCATTTTTAGGATTGAGCCAATCACGTAAAGCCCAATACAGATATGCACGCATGTTGGCAAATTCGTACTCTCCGGTAATATCATGCAATCCATCTGTCCCTTCCGAATATTTGCATGAAAAAGCATTCGTAAATTCTTCCTCCAACAAACGAGAATAGACACCTGCCCCCTCTCCTATCGTATCAATAAATGCTTTTGCTCCCTTCTTCTTTAAATATGGTATTGTCATACCTACTACATGCATGTGATCCGCACGTCCAGCAGATTGATGAACATCAAATTGTGGAACATAATTCCCGTATCTCGGACAAAGGACACTATTGTCGCGTCCCATACCGGCAACATCAACACCTAGCTTACAAGATTTGGCTGGAATGAAACCACTTGCCTGTAATTCCCGCCAATTCCTATTTGCTATCTCTATCCATTCATAAGGAATAAGAACATCTTCAGATACTTTCGGGAACATACCAAGTACCTTGACGCGAAACAAATCGTTAGGTCGGTATAGCTTACCTTCCCAATTAAAATCTCCTTCTCCCTCATTGAAGTCCGTTTGTTGAATGGGGGAGCACCAATTTATAACCTTGTCCTTAACCCATTCATAATCCACTTGACCGGGTATTACTATTTGCTTCTTTACTACATTTTCTGCATTTAGAGAGCTAAGCCTGAATTTCGCAAAACGGTCAGACTTCATGGCACGAGCTGCGTAACCAGTAGTAATATTCGGGTTAAATACTATGAGCATCCGAGAATTGCCCTGCAAGTTACCTTCTATTGCATTATAAACAATTTCGGATATACCTGATGCCTCCGTGATAACAAACATGGTATTCACTGCATGAAATCCAGACCATGATTCGGTTGCATTATCATCCGCTTTAAATCCTGTCAGAAACCATTCTTCATAATCCGTTCTTATATCATCAGCAACCAATCTGCCAGGACAACAAAAAGGGAACTTTGTCCTTGCAGCACGAATCAGCCTTCTTATTTCAGGAGTCATAATATTTTCCACTTGCCGCCCTGTTGGTGCTGTCATAGCCACCTTAGTATTCCCAACAAGCACACCTTTTTCATTAAATCTAGGAGTTAGATACATAAAACATAGCGAAGCACAGGCAGCAACAAAATCTTTTCCACGAGCAGTTCCACTTGCAACAGCAGTCATTGGATTATGCTGAACAGACTCAATAATAGCTTGCTGCTCACGATCTAATCTTGCACATAATGCGTCACGAACGAACTTATTCCAGTCATTAGACCAGTATGCTATAATTTCACTGATTAGTTCCTTCTTTTCATCCTTTGTCACCATTCTTATATGAAGTGGTTAATGATTTTAAAGCATCTACCCAATCATTGTTAGTAACGTTTACATCCTGTTTATCTTTCCATTCATTTGGCCTACGATTTTTCAACCAGAATATTTGTGCCGTTGTATCTCCTGCGACATGCTTTTTCGTCTTCTTAACAACGGTAGTTTGACCTGATCCGTCCTCTCCTATTCTCACTTCAGTTGTAGTTTCCTCGATATCATAGCCAATAGCTCTTTTATATAAAGCACTCTCTACTTTCATGTCAGCTTCTTCCTTACCTTCTCTCAATAAATCTACAACTTCAGGATGCTTTTTTAATATACTTTTAAATGTAGTAAGTCCTATTCCAAGACGTACACATAAACCTTTGTTATCAGCTCCATTCCTACAGTCTGCTATAATAATATCCTCTTTACCTTTTATATATTTATCATAAAGAGACATCTCTAATTTGGGCCTACCTCTACCTGCCATATTACACCTCCTTGTCTTTCATTTCTTGCAAATAAGCTTTGCAGATATCAACCATACGAGCAAAAGCAACAGTATTGCTCTTTATATTAAATTTCTTCTTTACTTCTGTAGCTACCTTTATAAATTCTTCATAAGAACCTACAACTATCGAACTATTTGCAGATATTTTCTGTTTTTCAAGTTCAGCTAGAACAGCTTTGACATCATTACTCCTGCTTTCAGTAAACAAGAACTTCATTTCCGTAAGCTCTATATCCCCATCATTAATAGAAACGGTAGGAATCTTATCTGTATCAATAAATTGAATACCGTTAAGGCCAGAAAACTCTCTTGCTTCAATAGTGCGCATCTCGCTATAAATTTCCTTAAGCATTTGAGCATCATCTTTTCCTACTAAAGCATTATGACTAAGCACATAGGCAATCTGTTTGTCTTTATCAACCTCTTCAATATACAAAATTAGAATATATTCCAGCTTAGCTTTAATAGCAGCTTTTAAACGATGATTTCCCGACAAAATAAGATATTTCCCATCATCTCGTTTCATTGCGAACGGAAGCTGAGATAAAAAACCATCTTCAGCCACATTTGCAGTTAGTCTATCCAGTGTGGATTTTTCCATATAGTGAGCATTCTTCTCCAACGGAATGCAATCATCTATAGGGCTTACATATGCTAACTTATACGGAGCAATCAATTTGTTTACATCATCCAGTTTCCCCTGAATAAGATGAACATCTTTCACTTCTTGTATTTTTTCAACCATAATCTATATAAATCCTTTAATGAATCATCTAAAAAACTAGCAGAATACATTAGTTTGCCTTCATCTCTCCTGTCAAGATTGAATACACTGCGGTATTTCATACTTACTGGTGAAGATGTATACACAGTTGTCTTAATCCCTTCATAATAGTGACCCATTTTTCTTGCAATGAGCATCCTCACATCGTGGGACTTAGTAAGCATAATCAGCAATTTACTAAGCCTCTGTGTATTTGAGTTTACAACAAAATCACTCTGCATAAATATCTTCTCAAGTGTAGATAACTGTTTGCTGAAAGAAGTAAATCCAAACGCTTTACCGTCAGCCATAAATACCATACCTAAATCTCCACCAGTTGTATAATTAACCTTGTTTGCCATGTAAAACGCTTTATAATAATTCACATCACTAACCGGACATAATTTTGCAGATATTACCGTATTATCTGTAAATTCATAATCTATTGGTAAAATATGAGTATATGATGACTTTACATTTTTATCACGTTCAATGTAATAATGCTTATTTTGATTTACGCTAGAGTAAGTGTATATAGGATTCTTGCCTGGCCCCAAGTTTATTTTGCCAACAAGGAAGTTGTCTATCTCCTTGAAATATCTATCAGAATAGATGATGTTTTCATCATTCTCAAGGAGGTTCTTGAATATATTTCCACCCTCTTTGGGATCAAAGACGTTATAAGTAGCACGCATATAATTAAAGCTTTCTTCGACATAGCTAAACATCTTCTCATACCCTCCTTTATACGTAGGAGGAAAGCTTATACCAACACCTTTACCTTTTTTGCTTTTTAGGAAGTCAAAAAAATCACCATAGAAGAAACTCTTAATATTAAAATTAAGTGCGCCTTTTTCAATCTTAGATATAGTATTATGATAATAAACTTTTGATTGCTCAATAAAAGCGTTAAACATTTCTTCTTGGTAATCGTTTTTCCTTTGGTGAAAGTTCGACACTCTCATTGCAAACATTACTTGAATAAGCTTTTTGTATTTAGTGTCATCCCATGTGTCAAAAACCATACGTAATTCAGGATTCACAACTTCAATATCAGTATTTGTATCAAGTAATAGATCAGAAATTAGTTTGGAATATAGACTTACATCATTAGAATGTACTGTGTATCCCATACTACTCATAATTTTATCTGTTGTAAAATTACCAGAGCACCCGATGAAAACATCTTTATTTTCAACTCCTTTCATTAAGTCTTGGAGGAGAATCTTTACTTCTGGAGGTGTTGTTCCCTGAAACATATTATTATCTTTATTGGGTTGTATATAACTTCATATACATTTTGCGTTAAATGCCTGCCGAGCGTATTCCCGACAGGCTTAACACAAAATTCAATCATTCTGCAAGCTACTTGCAAGAACACTTATGCAATCTATTCGGCTTCTTTCAGTCGTGTCAGATGGCAATTTCCATCACCCCGTAAACTGCACAAGCTTTAATGTTCTTGCTTTTGCTTATCTCTACTATAAGGGTTGAGGGATAAGTAGGAGTCGAACCTACACAAGTATCGTCTGCTTTCTCGCTTTCGTCCGTAGATTGGCTATCCTACGATCTTTAAACTACTCAACCTGTTACTTACAGCACCGGTCTTGATGACATCCATTCTTATGTACACTTAGAATTTCCGTTCATTTAGTCTTAGCGCCCTATGACCATTTTATCCCTACGTGGTGGTAGCAGGACTTGAACCTGCAATGATAGGTTTAGCGACTGAGCTGTTGTTAGCTTCCTCAGCGTCCTATTCAGTACTATCTACCGCAATGTATCGTTTACCATTCCGACATACCACCAAATTTGCGTGTCTTTCCACGCTGTCAGATTGTTTGCAGTACCAACTAAATGCAAGGAATCGAACCTTGTCGCTTACTTTACACAACCTCAATCAACGAGCCGAGTTTAACGGCATTAGAGCGGAAACAGGGAATCGAACCCCACTCTTTGGCTGGAATGCCAACGCTCTACCGATGAGCTATTTCCGCAAATGCCTGTCTATTCCAAGCTGTCAACATTATGAACCGCCATGTCGTCACCGTCAACATTCACATGATTTTGTGAAGATCCACCTTGATAGATACTCTCTGGGACTTATTTCGGATTTACCCTTCTCCTTTCTATCTACTACTCTATCGGCTTTCCTATCTTCAGACAGACCCGACACCCGTCTTTAATTCGGATAGAGTGGTGCGTTCATTGATACAAGACTGTGGGAACTCAAGGATTCGAACCTTGTTCTTCGGATTTTCAGTCCGACGCATAGACCAACTTTGCTAAATTCCCTTTTACCTATGCTGTCAAACCACCGCTTGCTTGGCAAATTTGACAGCATTCCATCAAACACTATTGATGGTTGGCTAATAATTCAGGATTATCGTAAATGTTACCTTTGATTTCAAACTCACATTCTAGCCTATTTGAATATTTGTCCTTCCAATCATCGGGCATGACAAACGGTGTGCTTGAATTAGGGCCAAACTCATTATGCTCAACACAGAAAAGTGCAATATCACTATTAAATACGACATTGCCAATAAATCCAAAACAGGGATTTTGATGGACAATACGTTCCACAATGTCTCCTTCATAGATTTCTTTTCCGTTCTTGTCAAATAGTCCGGTGAACTGACCTAGGTATCTCTGTCTACTTCTATCGAAGACAAATCAATTGAATTAATATCGTTGATGTAGTCTTCATCGGCAAGGTATCCATATACCCATTTTTTGTTATCAATTCGCTTTCCTCTAAATTTAATAGTTCTCATACTCAAAACAAACTTGCTTGTTCATATTTAGGTTCTTTCTTCTCAACTACTCCGAACTCTGTTATTTCAATACCAGTTTTTTCAGTAAGCCACTTTGCCAAAATATGACGATGGCAAAAATCACCCGGTTTTTCGTAACAACAGAGAGCGACATCTTTGCCTTCACTTAACGATTCTATTTGTTCGATTACTTTGTAAGCATCTTGATTTGCAAGAATCTCATCATAAAGTCTAAGATACTCGTCATGAGAACATGCAGCACTTATCATATACCTTGTTGGAGCCACATTAACCATTTGTGGTACTCCACTAATAAATCTTGGCCTTCCAATAGCTACGCAAATAATTTTAACTCCTGCTTCTTTCAATTTTCGGCTATTACCGAAATAACTTGTGTAAATTTTCATTGCTCTTTTTTTTATTTTTATGGTGTAAAGATACAAAATATGACATAAAAAGCGTCACTTTTAGTCATAAAATTATCTAATTTGATGATTTTATTGTCTCAACTTTGTAACATTTCATCATGTGATCTGTTTCTCGTCCCATGTTAAAGATATTACCGAGATAGTATCTATGGGCTTCTTGTTCTGATAAGTTGATAGGGGTAACGAACCAGTCTTTATTGCCTTGTTCGTCTTTTAAATACACTTTTACTGTTGTTTTCATTGCTCTATATTTTATCCATTATATGATGCTGTTATTTTTTCAGCATGAATTTCTTTTCTCAAATCACCGTTTTTGTAAATTCTTACAGATACGATTCTAACGGTGTCGGACAGGAAACGTCCGCAGTCCCTTGTTACCTTTTGTTCAAGCTTAAACGCCTTTGCTAGATTTTTGGTACGCTTTCTTATGGTGCTCTTGAATCCAAAAACAAAATCTTCGGTATCAATCTCGAACTGGTAGGTATTAGAGTGTAATGCCTGGTTAAGTTCGGTTGTCATTTGTTCTATCTTACTCATTGCTCTTATTGATTAATTTGTTATTTTTGATATGTAAAGATACAAATAATATATTGAATATCAATATATTACATCTAAAATATCATCTTATTAAACTTTGTTTAACTATTTCATTTTCAGATACTTGGAAGTCAATATATACTTGCTTTTTTCAACTTCTTTGTCGGTATCAATTCCAAGTTGACGATAGAACGAGGAATTTCCGGAAAGACTTTCATTTGCAATTTGCAGTGTTCTGCGTTCTTCTTTGGTGAATCCGATGCGAAAAGTGCAGAAGATCGCCAATGCTTCTTTCAGGCGACCAGATCGGAACTGGGATATGGCTTTACTTGTTTTCGTTTGCATTGCTGTTTTTAGTAATATCATTGCACCCCATTCAATAGTTTTCATCTACTTTCTTCTCGACACGTTTGACAAACCTACCTACCATCTCTTCCAACTCATATCGCAAATCATCCTTATCTAGATACGAACAGAAGGTCTTAGCATTATCCAATGATTGCAGAATATTACTTACCGCATACTCTTGTTTGTCAGTAAGGCTTAATAATGATATGTTCATACTTGTTCTCCCCATAACTTTTTAGCCAGTTCGTATTTCTTTTGCAGTTCGTTCACCTCTTTCTTGGCATAAGTGAGAGTATACGCATGTTCACGTGGGTATTTGCCGGATTTTACACCTTCATGGTATTCTTTCGCTTGTTCCAACTTGTGTTCGTAGAAGTCAATGCTTTCCGGCATAGACAAATTGATCGTGTTGGCACGTTTCTCCCAATATTGGGCCACTCTTTTATGTTCATTTGCCTTATCACTGAACTCAACGCTTTTTCCCATGTTGTTCCAAGCATCCTCAATCGCTTTTCGGTGCCGTTTCTCACTATGATGTCCGATTTTGATTGGCTCTCCAAGAGAAAGAAAATCTTTGTCTTTGTTCGAGCGATTGAAATACTCATTACTTTTTTGTACTGCCGATGACGCCCATTCATGCCTGCGTTCCGCTCTTTGCTTCGCCCATTCCTGAACATTGAATCCGTCAGCTCTTACGATAGAGTAATAGTAAAAACCGTCTTTCTCGAAAATCAGATTGAAAACTATGCTTTCGTTTTCTTTGCCATACTTGGTGGTAACTAGAATTACTTCACCTCTCTCGTGCTTTTCTTCGCACCTTGCCAAAAATACGTTTGGCGCAAACTTGTAATATGTGTTCATTGCTCTTATATATTAAATCGTTATGCTATTTCGAATTTGCAGTTAGGATTATATGTTTCTAGTCTTTTGAGAATGTCTTCTGCACTCTTTTCTAAACCGATAAAAGTGTAGAATGTAGGTTGGGCGTATCTTTCGCCATTCTTCTTGATTGAATAAATAAATGCTCCTTTAGATAAACCTTTCGAATTTGTGTACTTTGTTGCTTTCATTGCTCTTGTCTTTTAATTGTTAGTAATATTGGTTTCTTTTAGTATTGTAAAGATACTCATTTTCAATGAGTTAGCCAAATATTTACACAATTATTTTAAGCATAAAACACTCATAATCAAAGATTTAACTTTTGCTTACAATACAACCAACACACACCAAAACAATAGTAGCCTATGCGTTTAACCCTTATTTTTCATCCATTTCTTTGCGCATCTCTGCAATCTATTTAGTATATCCGTTTCCGTTGCGTCAATCTTCTTGTATTTCTCCGGGATGCATGTATTCTTATTTCTAATTATCCTTTCAGTTTTTCTCATGATTTTTTACATTTTTCAGACCATTCGTCAAGTAAAAGTTTGGAAAACTTGTACATTAACACAATTATAAGTACTATTAGTATAAATCCAAATACAATTCTAGCTAACAAGAACTGTTCAACAGACCAACGTATAGCAAAAATCGCAGGTAAAAATAGCGTAGCTATAACACCCGCTATGATCTTATTCTTCATTTCATATCTCCTTCCGACTATTTATTCTGTTCACTTTGATTTTTTTTTCTTTCTCAAATATTGCCAAGCAGCAATTATTAACCAGAATAGATTTAATGCTGTTACAATTACGAGAATACCTGTCAACCATGATATGTTCAAGTGATAAGATATCAGGCAACATATAAATGACAACCAAAACGTTATCTCTTCAAATTGATAGTCTTTCATATTATTCCTCCTTTTCCAATTGCTTCACAATTTTAAAATAATCCTCGTTACTTAAAACCTTTTCCGCAGCATCGAGTACGGTATTATATCCGTTACAGTAAGCCAAATCAGCAATTTCACTTATTATAAGTTTATTGATGTCATTTTCTTGCAATTTCAATAGTCTTTCTCGGCAAATGGATTTGTTTCTTTCTCTATTCATGGCTATTCCTCCCTTAGTCAACTAAAACAAATTCATAACAAAATACGTATGGATTACTTTCCCATGTGCCTTTGCCGGAAACTTTATCTATCAAGAACGCAAAAGCTTGTTGAGCTACATCTGTTGACAAGTATCCTCTTTTTGTATGAGGGGTATGATATATCTTTATTCCATCATTATTAGTGTACGCATGAATAATCCCCTCTTTCAAGCAATCTTCATCGGATATATCCTGTAGGCGTTCAACCTTGATTCCGGTTATTTTGATATGGTGTGGCATAAGGTCGGCTTTCACAAACATTTTATTAGTCCAACCGGGATGTAATTTCAGTTCAGGCAATATAGAATCCAAGTATTCTAAGTAAGCTGTATTTTTCCCTTTTCTATGAAATCGGTCAACATCCATATAACTTTGCGCAATAGCAATAACTTCTCCGACCTTATATTTAGGTTCAAATGTCATACGAATATTATCAGACTTATCTTTCCAAATAATACAATTATCGGCAATGTCAAATGTATCGTCAATATCAAGGTAAGGAGCAAGTTTATCAGGGATATAAAATATCCTTCTTGTCATAGTCTTTAGATCATCTAATACGGCTTGGGTTAAGCCAAATTCATCATTGAACATTATTTTCTTCATGATTATTCCTCCTACACTAGTTTTAATGCTTCTTGTATTCCGACTTCCAATGCTTCTTCGTAGGTGTCCCACTGGCCGCCATCGTTAGGACCGTCAAATATTCCATCGGTTATATGAGTGCCATTATCAGCCTTGCATATATAATAGCCATAACCGCAAGCGTCTCTAATGATGGAAATATGTAGGTTCTTGGTTTCACGTATCCACTTAGCAGCAATCGACTGAGTTGGACGAGAATATGCACCTTTAGGCAAGTCCTTATTGGTTCGGAACACAGATTGCATCATCCGACCATTATCTTCCCTGATAATATCTTTACAATACTCATTAAACCCTTTCTCTTTCAGCAGTTTCGCTGTCTCTAATGTTATAAGTTCTTCGGTCATGACTATTCATTTTTAAGTTGTTTCAATACCTTTTTCGCTATCTCATAGTGAGATAACTGCCAATCAGAACAAATATCATCCGCTTCATCATCGTAATGATTGGCGTATACGTATGAGTCCAATTCTTCCCTAAACTGTTCTCCGCATAATCCATTGTCATCACAATCATCGTACATTCTCAATTCATGGGCAACTTCCTTACATTCTTGATGTGTGATAAAGTCATACACGACTCCGTCATATACATTTGTCTGGCGAACATATTTTTGTCCCGGCTGTATCTTATAGCCACAAAACTCACATATATGCTCTTTCTTGGCTGTTGGATAAGTTTCTTTTAGTATTGTTGGCATAGTTAATCCTCCCATTCTTCGTCTTCGTATTGCATACAATATCCTAATAAGTTCAACTCTGGATCGTCCAATAAACATTCTTCTTGGTGTACACAATTCATGCAACACCATTCGTCTGATAATATACTCATTGTTATTCGTAAATTGGTAGTTTCATAAAACACATCCACATAGTCTTGCCATGTCTTCCGGTGGTGTGACCGAACAACGGCTGCCGTCCGATGGCTTTCAATACTTCTCTAACCGTTATCTGGTCTTCATTCCATTTGAAAATGAGAACGCCGTAATCTTCAAGTACTCGAAAGCATTCATCAATTCCTTTTTTTATCACCCTTGGCCAATCTTCGGGAAGTTTACCATACTTCTTGGCCAACCAACTATTTTGACCAACCTTTAGAAGATGGGGCGGGTCAAATACCACCAGTTTAAAGGATTCATCCAAAAATGGCATATCGGTAAAGTCAGATACAATATCCGGATGGACTTTCAGGCTTCGACCGTCGCAAAGAGTATGCTCTTCATCTCTGATGTCAGCAAACAAGGTCAAAGGATTTTCCTTGTCGAACCAAAACATCCGGCTACCGCAACAGGCATCTAATATGATTTTCGTTTCACTCATTTCCAGTAGAGTTTTACGCCAAATGGCTATTAATTAACTTTTCCTTTAATTTTATTGCTCGCATTGCACCGAAACGAGCCACTTGAAGCTGTTCTTCAAGAAACAACTTACGATATGGGTATTGCTCAACAAAATGATATGAATAATTTCCATCATGAGTGACTCGTCTATGTCCATGAAGTGTTATCTTCATGTTTTCATCGTATGTTATTATCCCTGTATAGGAAGCTTTTAATTCATCCAGCTTATCATAAGCACGTTCAAGCAAAGATTTTGGAATACAATAATAGAAATACTTGATAATACCGTTCCCACCATGTGAATGTGCTTTCTTGAAATCAGCTAAGAAATCAGACCAGCTACGCTTGATCTCAATTTCTGTTAGATATCCTGCCTTTGATAAAACAAGCATATCACATTCATGGAAGATATTTAGCGCCTCCGATAATCCGTTTACGTTGAAAGCTATTATATTCCGGATAAAATTAAAATTGTCATGTTTGGATAGAGCTACTTCTATCTCGTACAATGTCCGTTTTGTATCCATATCAATCTCCTTTCTCTTTAATCCGTTCCAGTACATCCTTGTTGGCTTCCAGTATTTCATCGAAAGACGGAATAGGCATCCAATAGATTACATCATCTCTATGATAACTCTCACTTGCAGCGCAGTCATACCAAAAGTGATATTCCATATCTTCGTTGTAATCTTCATCATAATGCGCTATTCTTATTGTTCCATCTACAAGCATTACTAATTTTTCGTTTGTATCTTCAGGCAACCGCTCTTTCATGCTTATCCACGGGGATTGCTTTGCGTGCCATTCTGCACCTTGAATAAAATTCATCTCTCCAAACTTTGCCAAATCTTTACCCGACAAAGTTCTGTCAACTGTTCTGTGATTAAACAGAATGTTTTCTCTTGCTGCTTCTTCTACTGCCTGTCTCATATTACTCTGTTTTACGGTTTTTCTCTTAATTTTTCTTCACTGACGGTAGTATTAGAAATTGTATTTGTATTATTGGGTTTGCAATACAAACACATTTGGGTAAAAGGTGAATATACCCTGCCACACTTCGGACAAATCCAACCTTGCTGCCCGAACACTCCGTTATACGGATTAACTGCGCTTGATTCTTGTTTCATATTACTCTGTTTTACGTTTTTCTTTATTTAATTGATTCGTAAATACTTACCTGCGATATCGCAAGTCCTTAATATCTCAGCATTATCTTCACCGAAAGCGATTAGGATACTACCGCAACCGGGCGAATCTCCGCGTGTTCCATCCGGGCGGAAGAATCTAATCCGGTTGCGCAAAAACTTCATCGCTGTTGCCTTCTCGAATATTACATCTTGAAACATCTTTGAATCACAACGATTGAAAAGTAGAGCGATACCGTTGCCATGCTCTGCTAACCTTGTAATAAAACGTTCTATAAGAGGACGGGAATAAGGTGGATTCAGCCAAACACGGCCTACCCAATCTTTAGTTAATCCGTCATGGTTTTTGTTGTACATAGTTTCTGCCGTTTTCCAAAGCGGTTTAACCGGAGCGCATGGATCTAAATCAAACTTTCCTAATGCATCTATAATTTCCTTTGGCGTATACCATTCATCAGTAGTATTAGCCGATTTTTCAAAATTCGTATTCATTTTATTAAACATCAAATAAACTTGTTTGTACTAGAATTCCTTTGTCGGTCTTTATTTCCCCGAAACATTCACGGCGAAAACGTTCTTCCTGGGCCTGAAAGTATTCTTCGTCTATTTCGGTAGCATAGAAATCGAGACCTAACCCATATGAAGCTATCCTACTGCTACCACTTCCAAGATGTGTGTCTAGAATCTTATCTCCTTCTTTGGTGTACATCCGGAGGATTTCAGCATATAGCTTAACCGGCTTCTGACAGCGATGAATGTTTCCACCGTATTCGCCAATTGTGCATCGATTTAGAGTTATGATCCGAAGAGCCTTATCAAAACTACTCCATGCCAATTCACCGTCAGACATAGTTAATCCATGTTGTCCTTTATCCCAAACAATCCAACCCATTTTGGGAGGAAGATAGGTAGTAAAGTAGTTACCACCAAAAATTATTTGATTCTTCGATACCCTGAATAGTTCCTCAAAATATTTCTTTCCGGGGGGGGACTTATCCCAATCCTTTCTTTTATATTGTTTAAAGCCTAAATGCTTCGGCATCCCACCTTTGTGCATTATGTCTATGCCATACTGGGGATCGACTATCGCTAAATCAAAGAACTTATCAGGAATCCCCTTCATGTATTCCATACAGTCCATGTTATATACTTCGCTTATCGGCATTATTTATATCCTTTCTATTCTGTTATTATTAATTTCATGTGCATTCTTGAAATCATTTTCTCTTCTTCTTTCAACTTATGATAATAATCTATAGCTTCATCTTTAGTATTGAATGTACCAACACACGAATAATGCCAAGATCCGAAAGGATCTTTGAGGATATACAAGTTGTATGAACCTAAGACCGTTTTCGCCAAATAGTAAGGATCTCGTATCATAATGTTCATTCCATTTTTATTTACTCGCATAGTCCATGAAACAGACTCATGCAGGCATATCCACCTTCCGGCTCGAACATATCAGGGGTATGTTCTTTAACGTACTCCAAAACTTCCTCTACATAAGGATATTGTTTGTTTTTACAGAATCTTTGAGGTATGTATAATGGAGGAAAGAAGGAATGTCCTACGCTTTTCTCTGCTTGAATTAGGCGTTGGCACATTTTAGGATCATTTTTGGCTATGAGTTCGATTTCTTTGTGCCGACACATGATACACGGGAAACATCCAACACGTGAGAATCCACGATAATACAATGGATTCGGTTTCTGCCCTGCATCCAGTATGCAATCTATAACTTGCTGTGCACTCCATTTGAAGATAGGTCTTAGAACAGAAGCGTCATATTGGGAACACCATTCTTTGACATCCTTACTTCGGTAGTTTTCAGTTCTTCCTTTCTTATTAGGTTGAAAATACGATTTGAAGTACATACATTCCTCTTCCATTGCCGCACGTGCTGTACTTTCTCCGGCTCTGATACCTTGTATGATAATGCAGCTTTCTTTCAAAGAAAGTACATAATCAATCATCGGTTTAATTTTCAATTCCGAAGTACAAAACCTTCTTTGGGAAGACGGGAACCGGGAGCGCTTGATAGACATATCTACAAAATCAGTATATTTCTTGCTTCTCAAAATTACTAATCTTACATCAAGTTGTTTGCACACGTTACTAATATGTTGATAAGTATCGGGATGCTCCCAACCTGTATCACAAAATACGGCTTCTATTTTATCGGTTCCGTATCGTTTGGCGGCTTGGATTAGGCAGGCTTGTGAATCCTTACCACCGGAAAAACTTACTATTATCTTCATTTCTATTTTGGTTAAGATTTTAACTTTTCGTATCTAAGTCCGAAGCACAATTTTATCATTATGCGTTGTAGCCAATTCATAGACTTAAAAACGGGAATAACTGATTTTGTGTATTCATGTACCAATTGAGCTACTGCCTTAGGTTGATCAACGAGAAAATGCGTATTATTATCATTCATAATGTTCCTTTCCTGTTTATTTTACGTTAATCTTCTACTGTTTTAAACAAAGAAACTATCTTAATCCTTCTCTTACACTCACCCAAAGCCTTTGCAGCTTCCATTTGAGCTTGTTGATAATGACAATGCGATTTGTCGAGAATGTCATCAAGCCAATATTTTTTATATTCCTCTGTCCGGTAAGTTAATCTGAAGGTCTCTGTAAACAAAACGTTGTCTATTTCAAATTGAACAAAGAAGTTATCTGTTTTAAGCATAGTTGTTTCTTTATAGTTCGTTGTTTAATTAATCATACCCATTAAGTAGTCTGATATTGCGTAGACTACCAGATAAAATAAGATGTTAACTCCTAGGAGAAGGAGGATGTTTAGCAACACTCTCATAACTAATCCAGCTCCTCACTACTTTTGAAAATATGAGCGAACGTACTTTTTTCGTCTGATAGATTGAGACCAAGTTTGACGGAAAACGCTTGATGTAATTATAAAATTCAAACATCTTTTTATCATCATCTCCACATCTGTCAATTAACAACCTGATAAACGCAAGAAGACAATCGGAGTCGTTGCCAAAATTTTCCTGAGTGGAGAACTGGGTTTTGTCAACATCTTGTTTTAATTTACGGATAGCGGCTATTGCAGTGTTGAAATTACGTTTTGCATCGTAACGCAGTTCATAGCCTTGTTTACCCATTTCACTTCTCAAGTCATAGAGAAGGGTTTCTACAACATCTGTCAACACATAAGTTAAGTTGAGCGTTGTATTAAGATTTGTTGTTCCTACTAACATGATTTATTATACATTTATTGATTCCATTTATACGCCATGACTTATGAAATGGCTGCTTTACTTTTGTATATAACCGGCACCGTTTGCATATTGGTTTCAGATGCCTTCCGTCGTAATGAATACCGTTATAGATTACCGGATAACCTTGGAGTATCATCTGTTCGGGTATTAGCATTGTCATTTAGTAGGTAGATCACAAGCATAGATTGTGTGAGCCTGTTAAGTACCACTTCTTTTTCTGTTAATTTTTTAATTGTTTTCATTGCTCTTATATTTTTATTTATTGATAAACATTGACTTAGTCTTAAATCCAGACATTGTATTGACTATTTTCCCATAAAGAAATAAAGCGTTGGAACAATCGATTTCAAGACTAGAATTAGATGATTTTACAATATCACTTCTTAAATCTTGATTAGCGATAAGGAATGCTTCTTTTTGACTTATAGAATCAAAAGTTAATTGAACTGCAATAATTACTCGACAAGGAGCATTTAATTTACTAGCAAAATCCATAGCCGACAGTTCGTCATCAAAACTTTTTGGTTTATTGGGGCTATAAACTTTATAAATACATCCCTTAAAATAAGAACAGTTTTTTAAACGTTTAATGTTGCTTGATTTCATAACTTATATAATTTTTAATTTACAGGTATAAAGTTACTCATTTTGCTAATTGTAAACAAACGTTACCTCCCTTATTTATATGGCTTTATATTAAATTAACTTGCTGATAAACAAGAGTTTCCAATACGCCTTGAAGCCCTTTCAATAGCGTCCTTATCACCCTTTTCGACAAGTTTCTTTTCTTGCTCAAGATATTCTGCGTATGATATGCTATTATTACCACGCTCCTCTATCTCTTTTTGTCGCTGAATGCGGTATTGCTCACGTTCATGACGTTCAATATCGATTCGACGCTCTTTAACATACTCTAAGAGAGAACAAGAGATTTTCATTGGGCCAATAGCCCCGTAAAATTGTCCATATTTCCCTAATTTGAATCTGGAAATGAAATTGCATATTTCCGCAAGATTCATCCAATAATATTCACCTAGAACAAGGTTACAAAGTTCATCCAGTTGTGAATCCGTTATCCCCTTCCCTTGTTCCGAGTAATCGTTAAGGCTGTCGAACTGTACCTTCAGCCATCTTACCGCGTTGTCTTCACCGTACACGGAACGGATGTTGGCAAGTGAAGGTATGTTCTCATTCATTGCAATATCCGCAAGTGTAAGGCTTGATTTCGCCAGTTTACCTTGCAAATCAGGATTGTAATCAACCGCCATCCGAGAAGGTGTCGGGTATTTCTCCAATAAAGCCAACTGCTTTTCGTTTAGCTTCTTGCTCTGCAAGGAATTTTGCGTCCGCTTCTGCGAACTCAGCCATGAGTTTAGATTTTCTCCGCTCAGAATCAATTCGCTTTTGCTCGTAGATACTGCCGGTAGTTGATTTTGATTCATTATTGGTTCTCTTTTTAAGTTCAATATTTAGCCATCGGGCAAAATGTGACATTGCATCTTGGGGTGATTTTACCATTTCTCCCTCGTTTTGAAGTTTCATGAAGAACTTATCCAAATAATCATAAAAATCAGGAGGGGCAAAATCCTTATACCCACATAAACGAGTATTCATGCAGATAACCTCCATCCATGAAGTGTTCGACTTAAGTTCTCCATAGCACTCATCCAGTCCTTTTTCAAAAATCCCGTTTGGAATCTCCTCATACGCGCGCGGGGGAGAGAGATAATTATCTTTATCTTTGTCTTTATCTAATGCGCGTACATTATACTGTAAGGGCTTAGGTTCAACTTTAGGTTCAACTTTAGGTTCAACTTTAGGTTCAACTTTAGGTGTCAAATTTTGATAGCTAATCTGATACCTTGTCTTATCCCGTTGTCCTTTACCTCCTGATTTGAATGTGATAAGGCCCGCTTGAACTAATCTATTACGTGCTGATTTCATTGAGTTGACCGACACTCCCACGTCAGATGATACCTTTGTATCACTACGCGTCCAGCTATCCACCCAGCCTAAACGATTCGCTGTTTTTAGCAAGTAAAAATAAAGCCTCGTTTCACAGCAGGTAAATTCCCAGTCTTCGTCAAGAGACCAAAACTTATTTATCAGTTCTATATAAGTCATATATTTTCAAATAATGTACATATTTACTACAAGCCTATGTTTAATTATTCTAAAAAAGGATACTAGGATAGAAATAAAATAAGCTCCATATTTTCATTATCTCTATTTGTGGAACTCGGAGACAATTACTCATATAGAGCTGATTTATATCTTTATTATACGAGAGTTCCACCAATCGCATTTATTATTTTCACGGTGTAAAGCTAAACAAAAGTGACATAAAAACAATCACTTAATATCTATTATTTTTCCGTGATTAACTTTTTTTCTAATATCCCTTCCTTTGTAATGCCAAATCCTGCTTTGCAAAAGATATTTGAGTACGTATGTTATCTCCAGCATGAACAAGAGTTCGATTTATGCGATCCAGCCATACAACCAACTGATTAGCAGTCACACTTTGAGCTGAAACAAACTTAATTGCAACAGTTGCCGGAACCCGTGATATGAATTCCATGTGTTGCGAATATACATTTGCTGTTACCTGATCTTGGTACGCCTTTGCGTCAGCTAAAAGTTTGCCTGAACGGGCTAGATATACGTTTATGTCAGTAAGACGCTCTATCAGTTCTTTGGGGTTATCATTAGCCGTTGTTTCAAGGAATGACTGCATTTCTTCTATCTCCTGTATGATAGGAAGTAGAGGACAATCATCTATCTTGCATTCTCCTGAAGCGTTATTTTTAGGGCAGTATTTACAGTTTATTTCCATAATGATGTAATATTAATCTTTTGTTGAGAATTTATATTTGATCTCTTTATCGTCAAGTATGTATTTCTTGAATAACTCATTTACATCCATTCCGTTATGTTCCATATATAAGATATATGTATAGAAAAGAGCAGCTGCGCTTCCTTCTGTCAAATACATATTCGTTTGGGTAGCGCGTCCGGAACTTTGAGGATTTTCTACCGATAACAGGTAGGCATCTTCTTCTGTATGCGCAACGGTAACAAGACGGTGATCTGAAAATTCGCACCGGACCATATCTGTGATTGCTACTTTTCTTGCAGATTCATTATCAAATCCAAAGGTAATTTCACCAATGTTTTTACTTTCTTCCATAAGAGATACTATGCTTTTATAGAGTCGTTAATGTATGATGCCAACATTTCTCCTAATGTATGAAAACGTCTCAAACCTGCTAAAACAAGACTACCGCTCATTCCACTGTGACCTTGTTTAAAGAATAAAGACCGGCATATTTCAAATCTTTCCAATTCTTCTTTGGATGTATCATTCAATATCTCAATAAATGTCAACAAGCAGTCAAGTTCCATGCCATGATACAGGTCATTCAATCTGATAGGGACGATTTCATCCCAGTATTCTAAATGTTCTTCCGGGATGATGCCCCTTGCACGGTTTCTGTAATCTTCAGTTAATTGCGGAATTTTAGCCTTAAACTCCGCTTCCTTACGGTCATACTCTTCGTGTATCTTACGGATATATTCATCGTGTTCCGCTTTTGACTTACCGGTCACTTTTATATACACTTCATCGAGAGAATCAGTAGAATACAACGTTTTCTCGTTAAATTCACCATAACATGGTGCATTCTCCTGCAATTCTTGATATGCTCTATCAAGATTGATTCCTGGGTAAAATTCAATTTTCTTCATTGTTATATTAATATTATAAGTCAAATAGACTTGTTTGTACTAGAATACCTTTATTAGTTTTTATCTCTCCGTGACATTCATAACGGAAACGTGAATTGCCTTCTTTAAAATAGAACTTGTCTTTTTCACATCCCCAGTAATCGAATCCTATCTTGTAAGCTGCAATCCGGCTACTTTGACTACCCATGTGAGCATCACCGATCTTATAACCGGGGTTAGCATATTGATTGAGTAACCATGCGTATAGAATTACAGGCTTTTGGCAGGGGTGAATCCGCTTTTCATTCAATTTTTTGTTTCCTTGCTGGATAATTGCCTTAGATAAATCCTTTCCGCAATAGGTTCCCTGAATCATTCCCCGCCACATACAATATACAAGGTCAGTTCTGTCATTCATACTGCAGTAAGCTATTTCACAATCGTATTGGTCAGTATCACCATTTAGCTTATCCCAAACAATGCGTCCACCGGCAAAGTCGTAATTAAAGTAGTTTACTCCCCATATTATCTGATTTCGGCTAACCCTTTTTACTTCATCGAAATATTCTGGAGGGGGAACTCGTGAATCCCAATCGGATTTCGGATAAACGGATTGTTTGACAGGCAATATGTTTCCATTATTCTGTTTTACTGTATTGGGCTTGATCGAAGGGTTATCTGCTCCAATTCCGTATGGTGGATCATCTATGAACAAATCAAAGAAGTTGTCTGGGAATTTCTTTAAGAAATCCATTCGGTCTATATTGTATACTTCGCTTATTGGCATGGCTATTCCTCCTTCTTTCTCTTTTTTACGTATTTCCAAGCAAGTGTTATCGCAGATATAAAATTTATCATGCTTATAACAAAAAGAATACTATATAACCATACTATACCCGAGTGATAAGCAAGTAAAAAAGCAATCAGCGATAGCCAAAATACTATTTCCTCAAATTGATGATCTTTCATTGCTATTTCTCCTTGATTAATTCCGGGTTATCGTAAATGTTACCTTTGATTTCAAACTCACATTCTAGCCTATTTGAATATTTGTCCATCCAATCATCGTACATTCTCAATTTATGAGCTACTTCCTTACATTCTTGATGCGTTATGAAGTCGTACACTACTCCGTCATAGATGTTTGTCTGGCGGACATACTTTTGCCCCGGCTTTATCTTGCAGGCGCAAAACTCACACACATGTTCTTTCTTAGCTGTTGGGTAAGTTTCTTTTAGTATTGTTGGCATAGTTATTCTCTTTTAGTTCTTTAATTAAAGCATCAGCGTTTCTTACTGCTGCCCTTGCCAGTTCTTGGGGTGTTGGATTAGGTTCTATTCCTTCAATAATGGGAGCACATAAAAGCCCTTGCATGGCTGATTTCGCTATTTCATAGCGTCTCTGTTCCCAATCAATTGCTGAATTTCCAATATTCAAAAAATCAAGGTCACATTCTCTGAAAATCATATTATCGCATACATATAAATTATCATCACAATGTTGCGCATTTATATTGAATTTCGGAATTACGTCTATTAAAACTCCAGTTGCTTTTACTCTTGCTTTCATAACTGATTAATTTTAATATATCCGTTTTCAATACACCAGCAAAGCATCTCGTAGGCTGCGTCAATTAATAAATCTGATTTAAACTCTTTATAGTAATCAAATTCATCAGACATTGAATAGTATATAGACCATACAGAACAATCATAAGTGGATATTGTAAGATAATAAGTATCTGTAACTATATTAATTTCTTTCGGCAGTAATTCTATTATGTCCTGAAAGGTGTAGGTAGGAATTGATTCATACGACATAAACCCACAAGTTTGAAATGCCTTATGCAAGCTCAAAAACCATTTACCTTTTGATTTGTCATCAATACGGATTCCATGCGACACTCTCGCCCAATACATACTTGCATCACTTGTGTCCAATCTAAGTTCCTGTAAATGTTTCATCTGTTCGACTGATAATACCTGTTTTGATTTCATAATTCATCCTCCAATTTTCACTGTTATTTGATTTTTAAAAATATCATTATCCTATCCCACAATAGTAGATAGCCCTCCCAATAGTCACTAAATCTAAAGTAGTACCAGCTCATTTGTATATACCATATTGGCAGGTAAACAAAAAATAAGGCTAACCATAAAGGGGTAAGCAACAATCTGATTATTAATCTAAGTTTATCCATAATCAATCTCCTTTCTCTTTAATCCGTTCTAGTACATCTCTGTTGGCTTCGAGTATTTCATCGAAAGACGGAATTTCTCTCCAATGAGTAACATCCCAAGGTCGGAATGTTTCATAGGCGTAATTGTCATTCCAGAAATATATATTACTATCTTCTTCTATATCATAACATGCAAGCCTAACAACACCGTCTTTAAGTCTTATTAATACAGGATCTCCTTCTTCCGGCAACCGTTCATTAACGCTTATCCAAAGGGATTGTCTTGCCTGCCATTCTGCACCTTTTCGAAACATATTGAGCATTGCATTTCTATCATATACAACCCCCCAAAATGATAGATTTCTTGACGTACAAGCATAACTGAAAAACAATTCATTTATTGCTGCCAATTCTAATGTCTGTTTCATACTACTCTGTTTTACGATTTTCTCTTAATTTTTCTTCACTGACGGTCGTATTAGAAATTGTATTTGCATTATTGGGTTTGCAATACAAACACATTTGGGTAAAAGGTGAATATACCCTGCCACACTTCGGACAAATCCAACCTTGCTGCCCGAACACTCCGTTATACGGATTAACTGCGCTTGATTCTTGTTTCATAATTTGATATTTTAGTTATTTCTTATGGTTAAGTCGTTTAATAGCGTCCTTTTTGGAATATGCCATAACTTTCTGTCCTTTTATGGTAAACTCTCTTAACTCTTTAACTGATGACTTAACTTTATAGTCAGGATTAAAAGTCATTCTTTCTCTACGATTCACAGAGTATGGATCGTTACTTTGTACTGCTGCGCACATCGCTGCTGTTGCCAGTAACATTTGCTTCATTTTACTCATATTCGAATATTTTTTAAGAACTATATATAACTTCAAACTCCCATAGAGCAAATATCTGATTATCATTAGTCTCTACCCGATTCCAATCAGGTATGATTTTCTTTACTTCAACTTTTTGCCCGTTCTTTAATAATCCGATCATTTTTCTATATTTATTAATTACAAAATCATTTTATACACTATTTTTCAACTCTATATTACCTCGAATAATCAAGGATGATAGTTGTTATTTCAAATTGAATGATTCACTTAGAACCACTTAAAACCGGTAAAACAGTGACAACCATTTTCAGATTGTCACTGTGTCGATTGGCATCAACTTAATGTGTGGGACGAATCCCCTGACACTACTTTCCTACTTAGTTAGCTCCCATTCGACTAGCGTAATCAAAGTGCTCGACCTGATTACGGGAAGAACGAGAAACCTTTAAGCTATTCGATAGCTCGATTTTCAACTTTTCGTTTTCAGCTTTTAACCGATAACACTCCGCTCTGTATTGAGAGCATTCTGTGAATGACTTTAACATTGCGAGGTATTGGCTTATTTCTACCTTAATTGTTTCCATATATTGTTTTAATAACTAGCTTTTCTTTGTCTGGTGTTTGCTACGAAAGTCTTGTTTGAACCTTTCAATTTAATTTCGCCTAGATTCTCCCAATCTCCATTAGCCCATATTTTGGTAATGCATGAGCCTTTATATTTGTCAATATTGGCTTTGATAAGCTTCTTTGCTGGAGCTAGTGAATGAAATGTAAATGTGTCATCCCATTTTTCACACTCAACATCATATTCCCACTTTTTGAGTTCATGATTAAACTTATCACCGATGTATTTGTAACAAACAGGTTCGCTGAAATAGACTGTGTACTGTTTCATTGCTCTATGATTTGTATTATTAGTTATCTCATTATACTCCCATTGACTCGCTGTGTAGTTCTTATATAGTCATCCAGTAGTTCGTGAAGGATGAAGTCTGGGTAAACGTTGATTGTACCGAAACGCTCGATATTTACCTTATTTACTGGATACCCTCTTTTCCTACATAGGCGTGCAGCATCATTGCTAAGCTTTGAAATGTCACTTACATAGATCGGCAATTTGTATCTTTGGATATATGATGACATCGTAGAACATCCATAGTTACCGATACACTTTGAAGATAACTTTTTTATTTCCTCTTCGAGTGCGCTTAATCTTAGCTCTGTAGTTTTAAGCCTTTTCTCTTGTTCCACATTCGTTTGAGCTAGCTGGAGAATAAGTTCGGCTTGGCTCATTTCAACGGTTGGGTTCAAAATATTGTCCATTGCTCTAAATTTTAATGTTCTGATTACTCGGTTATCTCTCTAATTGAAAGTTCAGGGAATCTATCACCTTTCACGTGCATTGACATGACATACATATAGCAGAAATCAGCCGCCTGTTCGTATGTTTCGAACTTGAATGTTACGCTTGAACCTTTCTTATAAACTTCGTATTTCATTGTTTTATATTTTAAAGTGTTAGTTATATCTTAATCACCTACGTAACGTGAACCGAATCTACCAGTACTATTCACATTGTAATAAGCCGATGCAGGAATGTTCTTGTTATTGTAGCCTTCGTGCATTGTAGCCTTAGCAGCTTTGCTCATCGCTTCTTCTCTTTCTGCCAAGAATTTATCAGTTCTTTCCTTTACCGCTTCTACTGTGAAGTTAGCTTGGAGTTTTGCAAGTCTCCATGATGACTTTAAACATTCACCAAAGGTCTTACCTTGCTTCTTACCTGAATACTTGTAGTTTCTGTGAGCGTTCTTGAATATTTCTGATAAATTGTAGCGTTTCATATTCTTTTTATTTATGAGTTATTTTTGATGATGTAAAACTACATTATAATGCCGTATTTACCAAACAAATACAGCATTTAATTACCTATTTAGCTTTAATTAACGATATTATAATATCGTACTATCATTAAAATACTACATTTGCATACATAAAACTTAATATTATGGAGCTAAGAGTAAAAGAAATTACAAAATCAAAGGGACTTACAATGCAGCAACTTTCTGAAAAGTTGGGAGTTACTCGTGATACATTAACAAGGAATGTGAACGGAAATCCTACCATTGAGACCCTTTCCAAAATAGCAACCGCATTAGAAGTACCTATATGGCAATTATTAGCGTCCCCGGAAGAGGTGCAGCTTCCCTCAAACGCCCATTCTATCAAATGCCCACATTGCGGAAACGAGTTCCCGGTTAGTGTGAATGTCGAACTTAAAACACAAAACAAAGATTAATAACTAAATAGCCATGAAATTAAAACTATGCTTCATATCAATTCTATTTGTATCAGTATTACTATGCTCATGCGAAAGTCCAAAGACTGAAAATGACGAGCAAGTATTGGAATATGATGTGATCGAGATTGACTCTTGTGAGTATATAATGGTTCAATCCGAAACGTATGCTTGGAAGAAAGTAACAAGTATTGCTCACAAAGGAAACTGTAAGTATTGCCAAGAAAGACGGAAACATGAATTTGACAAATAATATAAGCCATGAACCGCATCAAGCTCACAAAGGAAGAAAAGGCAACTTTGCTCAATGTTTTCAAGAATGGAAGTAAACAACCTCGTGAGCTTTCACCGATAGCTTTCCACTTCGCTTTATCTCTGTTGCACGAAAAAGGACTTGTAGAATACAAAACCAATTACGATGAAGTGCTGGAAGCCAAACTGACTATCAAGGCTAAAGCGTACTTGGAATGCAACCCAAACCTAAAGAATCCGGTTCCATGGAAAGATATTGTTTTGATAACCTTATCCGCTATAACTGCCATATCCACTTTTATAGCTTTGTTTATCAGTTGCTCAATCTCATTAAGTAAATGATATATGAAACGAATAAAACTCACAAAGGAGGAAAAAGAAACACTTAGAATCGTTGATAAGTTCAACGGTAAATGTCCTTGCGGTTTCCCTTTGCACGTCTACAACTTGTCCGTCCGATCACTTGAAAGGAAAGGACTAATAAAAGCCGCCTATCTGGAAGGTGGAGCAGTAGAAGATGCCAGAACCACTGATGAAGGGAAACACTACCTTTGTGAGAATCCCAATTTACGAAACCCTACCAACTGGACTGTTATCGGAGTAATAGCTGGGATACTTTCTCTTATCGTGTCTGTTATAGCCTTATTTATAAGTTGTACCGCGATGTATAGATGAATAAGGGGGATGCATTTGCATCCCTCTTATTTATATTAGCTAAGAATTAATAAGATTAATGATCCCTTGCCTGCCAATTCCGGTAATCTTTCTATGGTAGATAATATGTCCGTTGTCAGCAACCTCTTGCTTTATATCAAACCAACCAAGCGTAGAGTATTTAGTGTATGGTACCCACGTCTGATTAACTTTGTATTGTACGCCAAGTTCTTTTAAACGGTTGTTAAGTTCAATTGCCGATTTAAGCCCTAGCTCTTTAGCAACCTCCGTACATGTATAGGTCTTATTGACATGAGTTAGCACAGCTACCTGTTTCTCTGCTTCAATGCGTGCCGACCGTTCTTCTTTTAGTTTAGTGAGAAGTTCAATGCCGAAATCCGGATTATTCAATATTTGGTCAATAACATTGTCGGTAGCATATATACCGTGTTTGCGGATTGTCTTTAAAATGCCCTTAATTCCTTTCTTGAAATCTTTAGCTATTGGTTTGCGGGATTGCATTAATACTTCATACAATCCATCTTCTGTAAGTAAATTGCAATCACGTCTTTGACCTGCCCTAAGGATTGTTGAGGTCAGCTTTTCATCATCATCAATTCCTCGTATCATTTCAGTAACATTTGAATGTTCTATCCATTCTGCTACATCATTAGCAAGGAACAGTGGGTTTTCGACTGAACCATAAACATTAATTTCACGTCCTAAAAAGTTAGACGTACTGATAAGATTTACTTCACTTGTTCCGGCTACTCTAACTTCACCAAACGATTCATTCTTAAAAATCTGAATGTTGTCCATAATAATGTCTTTTCGTTCGAGGACGTACCACACTTCTTCATGCGGAGATAAAAAGGCGAAAGCCATGCAGGGGGTTGTGACCTACACAGCTTTCTATATCTTAATCCTCTGATTAATTCTAATTTTAATAAGTACAACCCAACGCATTGCAAATATAATAATAATTTTTTAAAAGTGATTATATAACCAACAATCAACATATTCTTTTAACTATTTTGTGATTCGATTCTCAAATGAAATTGCTAACTTTGCATTGTGATACATATATAGCAGTACAACATGGGTAACTGGAGCGAAAGACAAGAAGAAAAACGAGAAGGAAAAGAGAAAGAGAAGACAAGCCGAGAAACGCTCGGAAAGTATTTCTATGACTTATCAAAACTTTCTTTTACTGCTTTATTCCTAGGTGGTGGAGTATCTTTAGTATTGGATTTCCAAAACATTAATTATTGGGTACTTGTTTCTTTTGGTGCTTTTACTTCTTTTATCTTTGCATATATTGGATATAAAATACTTAAAAAATAAATAGTTATGAATGGATTAACAATAATATTTATATTTACTAGCGTTGTTGGCGCAGGGATAGCTATTTGGCTTAACACCAAATCCGGAAAAAGATGGCTCAATAGCCTATGATAATTAATAGTATTAAACTTGTAATAGATAAAAGCGTCATGTAGAGTGACGCTTTTTTATTGCAGTTATACAATATAAGGCAGATTAAAAGCTGAAAACAAAATGTCAAAGAACGATTTGCCAAATAGGAGTTGAGCCAATCGACACAGGGTTTATTTGTCTAAACCAATTTGTCTGGACAGCATCTCGCATAAGGCTTCTAGCTGTCCCAATATATATGGTTTTATATCCTCACTACAATTACTTGTAAATGCGACAAGATTCTCTGATAGCTTATGCCATTCTTCTAACTCATTTGGTTTCATAAGTCTCAATCTTTAAAATTTGCGAAACCACCATAACTACATGTTATTCAAATAATCAGTTACCACTTTAATGAAATCGTCAAGAGAACGGCAGACAACATATTTATTTCCAGCCGCTTCACATTCCTTTTGCCATTCTTTTTGTGCTGTTCTTTGGTACTCACCTGGCTTTTTCATTTCTATACACAAAGCACCGTAGAAACGATTACTTTTAAGAAGTATCAGATCTGCAACTCCCGAAAGCATCCCTTCTTCTTTCATGTATGCCCCGTTTCTAGCACTTCTTCTTGCTGCATTAGGAACAGCAAATAAGATGTTTCTTAATTGGGGGTATTGGAGGCGAAACCATCTAATACAAGATGCTTGTATCTTATGTTCTTCACTTTTTGGCTTTCTGCGAATATTGGTTCCGCAATATTTAGCTTTCATTTCTTCGTATGTCATAATACCCTAGCAAGTTTAAAATCAAGCAACATCAATAACTCATTAAATTTCTCTTTATACCAAAGAGGCTGTGTTTCTTTTGGATTATTAGGGTTGACTTGGTTCTCACCATACGACCGACCGGATTCGGTTATTGATTTGAAATGCTTATCTTTGCCTTTTGATGATTTCCTTTTAATATCACATAAGATACCTTTCTGAATCGCTCTTTGATTAAACGCTTGTGCGCTGATGGATAAACCCGTTTCTTTGAGCAATTCAGTAGCGGACTTTACTACTCCTTTGCTTGGGGTATAATCGGGTGTCGGTAATCCAAGGGGATCTGCGATGCTCTTAGCTAACATCAATTTAGATGTACCGTTTAAATTAAGTGTTTTTATAAGCCATGTCGCAACCTTCATCTTGTCGGATATAGTCGGCTGTTTGTTCACTTCTGTTTTTACAGAATAGCCACCTGTCTTTCGGATAGATGGAAGGACTTCTGATGTTATCCATTTTCGGAAAGGTTTAGCTCTGTCGCTATCACTTCTAATTATCACATCATACATTCCAGCTTCGGTTACAAAAGTAGCTTGCTGCGTTCCTCCTTTAGTCAAAAGGGGGTGCGTCAGACGCACGTCCTCGTCTAATCGACTTGCACACTTTGAAACATCTTTAATTCCGATTGCATGACATAAGTCTGACAAACAGAAAAGAGGTTCTTCACTTGTACCTGCGGTACGAATTTCTCCAAAGTTGGGGTTACTGAACAATTTAATGTCTTGTGCCATATATTTTAACTTTAACTATTATAGAGAGGAACAAATAACACACACCGTTCCTCCCTTTTAAACTAATCTTCAATTATCGCCCAATCTGGCAAATATTCTTCACTGTTGGTCTCCTTCATTAGTATCTGATTTATTGTTAGGGATTACTTTTGTTTTACCTCCAGTTTTATCAACGATAACCGGTTTGCCACCTACTGTAGTTTCGGTACATTGCCCTTCAGGGAACTTATCAATAAAGCGAACTACTTCTTTATCTTCTGTTATATTACTTCCCTCTTTGGCTTCAAAAGGGAATACGTCTACAATAGGAGTTTCAGCTACCATGCCGATCTGATAATCCGCCATGGTTCCTTTCATGCCCTCATCCAGCTTTTTCACTGCATCACGCAAGTTGGCAGCTTGTACCAATACCTGTGTGGAAGTCTTTTTCTCTGCACCGCTTTTTTCGTCCAGCGTGATGAAAATAAGTTTGCATTTGAACCAACGGTCGGCACTTTCTTCGTCGCTGGGGAAAAGTTCACTGTAATTGGCACGTTTGATGTCCGATACTGTAAATTCCCCGGAGATGAAAGGAGTCATTTCTTCGATGATTCGTGCCTCTGCTTCTGTAAAGCTAAGCGCGTCAACAAGATAAGGTTCAGTTACTTTCTTCTGCATTCCGTTTTCCATCACTTTTTCATAACGGATTTTGCACTCAAACCATGTATGCATTGCCATAATTAATCCTCCTTTAAATTTTTGATACTATCTTCAAGCATTTCATTTAAGCATGTTCCACCATTGTAGAATTGCATAATGTAGCTGTACGTCCCGTCATTGTTAGGAGTAAGGATTGAAATGTCCTGTGTATCCTCTTCCTCCTTGTCCTCAATGACTTCCCAAAGAACATCGTTGACCTCAATCACAATAGCTGGATAGGGATCATTTAACAATGCTTCTTTATAAGTCTTATAATATGTCCCTAACTCTATTTTAAGAGTCTTGCATTTCTGTTCACACCACCCTTCGACAGTATAATTATTCAAATCGACTTTCTTAATTTTACCAATATGTCTTTCCATTTCGCTCATAATTAACTTTCTTTTTTTACAATTTTACTAATCAAATTCTTTTTCCCGTTTTTTACGTCTACGATAAAAATCTAATATTGCGTCATCTCTGTCATTGGACATCCCTTTCGAGATCTTAACAATGACCCAAATGCATATAGTGAGTACAGCAATAAATAGTATTCCAACAACAACCATATAGATACGTACTAAGTCTGTTAGTCCAGATTGGTTTAAATAATCAATTAGATCTTTCATTTCTATTCTTGTTTTGTGCCAATCCTTGAATTTTCTTCAAGGATTGGCAAAGATTTATTGTTAAATTTATCTCCCAAACACTTCTTTAAACTTACGGTCTAAAGCATCCAATATTCGCATCCTCACAGCAGGATCAGCGGAAAGATTATCAATTGAGTAAATCCTTGAAATCAATTTCTCACGAGAACCACAGAAACAACCACATGTATAAAACGGAGCAACATTGGGATAATTATGTTTGTACCATAAGTGATTTGTACCCTTGATAGCCACATAGGTTTCTGTGATTATAAACTCCTCATTGGATGATGTATACCCAGGAATGTTGGGATTACCCGCGGCACTACTGCGGACATCACAGTCGCTATCTTTCGACAACTCGACAAGGGTGTCAGCCGGAATGTTGGGATTACCCGCGGCACTACTGCGGACATCACAGTCGCTATCTTTCG